ATGGCGTTAACTGACGCATGGCTAAAGTCTGTCTATAAAAAGCCGCGTGAACGATCAATAGAGAAAGCCGACCGCGATGGAATGGGGGCGCGGGTTACGCCAGCGGGCAAGGTGGTTTTTCAATTACGCTTCCGCTATCAGGGAAAAGCCGCTCGAATGGATCTTGGCTCCTATCCCGCCATGTCACTCAAAGAAGCTCGCGACGAAGCGATCAAAAGGCGAGGGCAGCTTGAGCAGGGGTATGATCCAAGAACACAAAAGCGCGTGGAGCAAGCCGCTATTGCCACGGCCCACACAAATGAAACCCTGGTTCGTGAGTGGTACACGCGATATTGCGAGCCTAACAAAGTTGGGGCTACTGACATTCTCCGCTCATTCGAGCTTCACGTTTTCCCCAAAATAGGGTCGCTGCCCGCCGACGAAACCGGCCTTCGCCAATGGATGGATTTGCTAGAGCGGCTGGCTGAACACAAGCCGAGGATTGCCGAGCGCGTGCTTGCCAACATGAAGCAGGCTCATAAGTGGGGGGTGAGGCGAGGCCTGATAGATAACCAGCCAATCGCCGCCATCAGCGCCAAGACTGACCTATACGTTAACCGCATGAGAGAGTCTGGCAGGGCGTTAAGCGATGATGAGATAAAGACGTTATGGCAAGCAATGGAGCGCTCACGTATGCCCAGGCGATCCCAGATATTCGTTAAGCTGGTGCTGCTCTATGGATGCCGACCAGGGGAGCTAATGCGTGCTGAAAAAGGAGAGTTCGATCTAAAGGAGGGAGTTTGGACCATACCACCAGAGCGGCATAAGACGGGCAGGAAAACGGGCAGGGCGCTCAAGCGGCCAATCATTGATGAAGTGGCGCCATTGGTAAGCGAGGCAATGAGACTATCGCACAGCGGCGTGCTTCTCTTTAGCGCCGAAGCGTCAGATAAGCCGATGCACCAAAGCTCTACGCTGAGCTATCCTAAGAACATTATGAGAGTGGCTGAAAAACAGCTTGGCCAGCCGATGCAGCACTGGTCGATGTACGACCTTCGCAAGACGGCGCGCACTAACTGGTCAACGCTGGCAGAGCCTCATGTTTGCGAGCTAATGCTAGGCCACGTATTGCCTGGGGTCTGGCAGGTGTACGACCGACACGACTATCTTGAAGAGCAGGCCGACGCCTACCGGAAGTGGTACGCTCGGGTGATGGGGATTGTTAACGCCTAACGGCAGAGGAGGGGGGGATGCTCAATGTCAATAAAGAAGCCCTGCGGATTGATAGAGAATGCTTCGGCCGGAATATCGGCGCAGTCGATTACCGCAAAATGGCTTTCCGCCGGATACTTGTGCATTCCGAGCGCTTCCGCATGGCGCGATCTGAGTTAAACGAAGCCGCTAAAGGTGCCGCCGCATCTATGAGTGCATTCAACGACGCTGCACGGATGCTTAAAGTAAGCATGCCAACTAATATTGATGGGAATATACATTTCCCAGGCGAGGAGGTGTGATGGATATCAATATGCAGCGAGATCTTCAGGCGGAGCTTAACCGCTATTTTCAAGACGCCGCAGCGATGGGCTTTAGCCATGATCAGGCCCTTAGCACGCTCCACGAAATGCAAGATGACGCGACAATGAATCCGGCGTCTCGTTACGAGCTAGCGAGGCTAAAGCTATTGAAGGGGTGTGGTGCGTGACCATCGAAGCCACGATTGACCAATACCGCGCCACTAAAGACAAGATGGCCTCGATCATCGACCGGCATATGAACGAAGCGTTTGCGGAGATAAAGCAGGAGTTTGGCGTGGCGCCCACTAGCGTGAGCATTGATGTTATCGAGGAAGCCAACATTGGCGAGAAATACCCTAAAGGGCACTATGCTGGCTGTAGCGTAGGCTTAGGCGGGGAATGATCCGCTGCATCATAGCTGGTGGCCGCGACTTCAACGACTACCCGCTATTAAAGCGCAAGCTCGATGCGATCTTTGCGAATCAATCCGAGGTCGAGATAGTCAGCGGAGCGGCGAAGGGTGCTGATGCCCTGGGTGAACGTTACGCGCAAGAACGCGGCTGGCCAGTAAAGCGCTTTCCTGCTGACTGGGATTTAGGGAAAAGGGCGGGGCCGTTACGCAACGGGCAGATGGTAGCTTACGCGACACACCTCGTGGCATTCCCTGGCGGAAGGGGTACGGCGGATTGCATCAAGCAGGCCCAGCACGCAGGCCTGACAGTGCGTGTGATACGTGGACTATAAAGCGACGCTGTGGAGAAAAGCCCTGGAACGTAAGGGCTGGAAGCGTCTGGGTAAATACCGCTTGCCCAATGATTTGATAGATTTTCACATCATCCACCGCGGCAAACTGTACTCCGGCAGATGCATCGGCGCGCACCCCATAGGCGACACAACCCAACCGGGCAGCATCGCCTACGTGATTACGCGCCGAGACCTCATGACAGAAGGGGTGTGGCGGCTGTCGAGAGGCGGACAGATCGGAATGAACGTCCGCGATTTGCCGTATAACTGATCTACAGCATCGACGCCTGCCGCATGTAGTCATCAACATCGCCGTCTGTAATTTTCAGCGTCGAAGCAAACGCGATGAACGTCGGGTTGTCGCGCTCCCAGTATTGTGCTTTTTGCAGCCAGTTGCGCACGATTTTGCGCTGAACAACGTCCTCAATCTCGTCAATGGCCGCGTCCACGCGCTCATCAAGCCCTAGCCGTATTAGTTGCTCCATGCCCTGGCGGGCTGAGACAGAATGCGGCACGGGCAACGGTGACTCTGCGAGCATGCCAAACGCAAACGGCGGCGTGATTGTCGTTTCGTTGCCTTCCTCATCTACAACAGTTCGCGGCGTCAGATCGTGCACTGATGTATAAAGCGCCATTTTTTCCGCGTCGTTTTCAATAGCATCGAAGAGCCGCTGCGCTGTGCCAGTGCCAGTGTATGCGCCAGATGCCAACACAGTGATACGACTATCATCCGGCAGAGTTTTGCCGCGATAGTAGATCAGCGCTTTGCCATCGCTGGTTTTGACAGCGCCTTGCGGCATGGCGTCGTCGTCGTTAAATGAAGTGGTATCAGCGATATATAAAATGGCATCAATCATGACTGGCCTCCTGCTGTTAGGGCGTCTAGTTCGGCGACCGCAACTTGCGTCGGCAGATACCAAAAATCTTTCGCAGAGAACAGTTCCGCGCCCGCTAAAGAGGTATTAACAATATCTACCTGCGTTAATGACCCGATTGTATTAAAGGGCGCGGAAAAAGAAGAGACGTAAGAGACCCCATTGACTGATAGAGAAATGCCAGCAGCGTTGTATGAAACGGCTATCTTCCCAGAATCAGGGGCATCCCCTGCGGCAAAGAATGCTATATCCTGGGCGGCTGATCTCACAGCAACGCTAAGCGACCCATCTGATAATCTTTTGTATATCTGTATACGATTATCTGACGTACCGTCTGAAATCCTAATAATTACACCCTCGGTAGAGTCAGGACTGAGTGAAAAATCAATGTAGGCGGTTCCTTCCGTATCGCTAAACTCATTGCCCAGTGATCTGCTAATGTTGTCTGCAAGTCTTGCGACTGCAGTAGTTGTTGTTGGTATGTAAGAGGTTCTGTTTAACCCCTGCTCCATTTGCTGGGCTTCTACCTCTATCACAATGTCTTGCGAATGATTTGTTAATGATCTGATTATATTTACAGCCCCAGTACCATTTACATTATCTGTGCGCTCAATGTAGTCAAAGGCTCCATCGGAAGGCGGATTAACAAACTTGCTAAATCCTCCGTCAGCATTTGACATACTTATAGCCAGGGTGTTTTGCTGCCACCCCTCAAGGACTCTAACGCGCGCCGACGCAGTATAAGTGCCCGACAAAGAGGCATTGTAGTTAAATTGAACGCGACCCTCTTGACCGGCTAAAATTCTAATCCGCACTCGCTCGATGCCATTTATGACCTCGGTGCTTTCAATAGATATTGCGCCGATCAAGCTCCACTGGGACGAATCGTTTGTGTTTAGCAGTATATTAGTCCGGCCTTCTTCGGACAGGATGCCTAGCGGCTCACCCGTTTTTGGATCATAAGCATAGCGCGGCTCATCAATTGCGGCTGTGCGAATTTTTCCCGCTGCATCTATATATGTGCCAATGGTCGCGCGATCGATAGCCCACAGCGATGTGTCAGCAATATCATTAATACGCAGGCCGTCATACAAACGAAAGCGCTGGTTTGCAAAATCACTTAGTAGGGTGGCTTTATCTTTATACGGAGCTAAAACATTAACGCTGTAAGCCTCGATTAAAGACTGCGCAATTCCGATAGCGCTATCAACTTCAGCCTTAACTTCTACCCCGAATTTATTAATATTTTCTTGCAGAATGTTAATAGCTGTTTGGAAGTTATTCCACTTAAAAAGATAGTTTTGATCGTTTTCTTCCCACTTGTATTGTGAAAAGTCTACTGTAGGAAAGCTGGCCATGTTATACCTCGGCGAGTGATAGCTGGGATTGCCAGATGTTGCAAAAGCGTGCGCTGTGCCCATAATCGTTTTCGCGGCGCGCAATAAATGAGTGCTCTAGCTCTTTAATGCCGCCTTGCTCGGGATACACAGAAACGAAGATATCGCCCTGTTTACCGACTTTGACTAGATCAGTCGTTAGGCGTGTACGGTCACCGCCTTCGAGAAAGTTGAGGTCGATATTCAGCAATCGAGATTGCCCGTTAGCCGTGATTGTTCGCAGCGACCCACCCTCTGTGCGTACTTGTTCAGCATTTTCTTGCCACGTTAGCGAAAGACCGTATGACGGGTTTCTTTTAGGACTGAAGGCAAAACCGACGACTATTCGACCTACCTCTATATATCCGTCAGGGTTTCCGGCATCGCTAATCGTTACTCGATACTGATCGGCAAATTGAAGCTCCGGCCAGCGTACCGACTGCTCGGCCGGAAGGGCGTCGCTATAGGTCAATCCCCAGGGGTCTATACCTACACGCAAGTTCGGCGGCGTCACAAGATACGCTGTTGTCGTCATGCCACTGTCGTAAACGACGCTGCCGCCAGACAGCAGCTCCCAGCGAATCATTGCAGAAGGGCTGAGGTTATGGCGGTAAACAACAAGCCCATCAATGGGCTGCACGCTAGGCAGGGTGCCAGTGATAACCTGTGTTGCCGTGCTCGTTGACCGCCAGACGTAAGAGCGTCCGCTGCGCTGCGTGTACGCAATCGGCAGCGCCTGACTTGTTGCCGTGAGTGTCGCACTATCATGCAAGTTGTCGATGATCATGCGCATGTTCGGATAGTTCAAAACAGCACCCCCAGGTCAGTAATGCCCGCCGTCGGCGAGCGCGAAATAGAGATAACGCTGCCGATGCGGCCGTCTAGGCGAGGGTTTATGACGCTGAGCGCGTCAGAGACTTCGATGATGGGCAGAAAAGTCTCGATGCTGTACACGTCGCGGCGCTCTGAGTGTAGGGCCAGCAGGCGGTCACGCTCAGTTTCGGCGTCTGTTGCGTTGGATATTGGCGTGCTGATAGAGCGCTCTTCAGCCAGCGGATAGTCCGGCAGCGACTGAGTGCCGCGAACCTCGCTCCACTCGCGACGCAATCGGTCTGCTTGAACATCTCCCACGGTGCCCGCCACTTGCGATAACGTTGAGTAGTTGCGCCCCCAGCGCAGCGTTAGCGCTGACCAGGGCGCTTGTGTTTCTGTTAGCGATATCTGACCGTCGCGTATGTCGTCACCGACAAGCGTCACATCAGCGACGGTTGGTAGTGTTCGCTGCCGCACTACCAGCTCGCCAGTAGCGTTGAGATACCAATACGCACCGAGGCCGTCGCACAGATCGTTAAGCACCTGCGCCCCGGAGACCTCGCTGTTGTAGTAGAGGCCTACGGTATAAGCGGGCATATCAATATCGCCGACAGTAATGCCATATTGACCCGCTACCCACTGAGCGATGAGCGTAGGCGTGTTGTGCTGCTCTTCAATATCAACTGTCAGCGTCCCGACAATTCCCGCCGCAAGCTCGAATGAGCCGTTAGCTAAGTTGTCGGTGTGCGACACTGGATTGCCGTTGTCCTTAGGGGTCAGCGCTGTGACCGCAAGAAACGAGGCTTTAAATTCGTAGGGGCTGGCTGTGAGCAGGTACGCAGGCGCGTTAAAAACGCTGCCCAATGCGAGGGGTACCGGTCCCGCGTTATCGGGTAGCTGGCCAGTGTCAGTAACCTCGTCTAGCAGCGCGGACTGATCAATCATTTCAAACGATATTTCCCCGCGCGGCGAAGGCATAAGCCCGCCGTTAATACCACGCGCGAGCAGGCGAAAATCGTCGCGCGACCAGTCAGGTCCGCCAAGATATAAACGAATGCCGTGGCCACGCCATGCATCACCCGCCCAGTCTGTTATCTCTCCGTCGTCCGTTAATGTGATCTCTCCAAAACCGACGAGGCCGTCGATTCGTGTATCAATATCGACGGCCTCGCGCATTAAATCGTCATAGATGCGATTCGGGTCGCTGTCTGTCGGCCTGGATATGTAGGGCCGGGACGCGACATAGCGCGTCCCGCCTGCATGATCAAGCTCGCACAGCACAACCCTGGCCGCCGATGTGCTGGCTAGCCAGTTGTCGTACTCTTGGTCTGTCATGTGCGCACTCTCAGTTTGATATAGCTGTTGAGTCGATCAAGCTTGCGACCGTGCTCCTCACGCTGCCGATGAGCAGCCTTGCCGACGCCAACGACCGCTTCTTTCGTCTGCTCGGTGTTGCGGTTGCCAGTGCGTAACAGCTCAGCAATTTGCGCGCCCTGCATTTCAATAGTGCGCTGCATGTCACGCATGACTTGCGTTACATCGGTCTGATCGAGCAGCGGGAACTGAGGAACGGGAGGCGCAGACATGGTGACGGCAGGCGCTGGCATGCTTGCCATCGACATTGACGGGTCGCCAGCGGCTAGCTCACGCAGAGCGTTAGCAGGTCCAGCAGGCACAACCATCTCGTCTTTGTGTAGCTCAGCTATGTAGCCGTCAAAGCCGACATTCCAGAGGCCGTCTGCGTGCGAACCGTTGACCGAATTGGCGCCCAGAACTTGCTTAAACGCAGTTGCAATCGAGCGCGCGCCATCACCGTTTTGAGGAGCTGCGAGAGATACACCGATGCCCGTACCGCTTGGGCTGAATTCTCGACGCATCTCTTTTGCTGTGTGATAGCCAAAGGATTTAACTGCATCGACGTTTTGGTGATGCGACATCGAGACGCGAAGCCCCCAGGAAGGGGAGCCAGCGCGGTAGAAGAAGTCTTCAATGGTTTTAATTGACCCCTCGGCATCCATCGTCGAGCGATGCATCGCTTCTAATTTACTGATAACACCGTCGCCGTTTTTATCGAGTTCGCTGAAAATGTTTTTCAGCTGCTCGTCGGTCGCCATGCCATCGAAGACCTTGCCGAACTCGTTGTAGTCGATAAGCCCACTAGCATCTAAATCGATGCTGTTAAACATCGGCTCAAGCGCCCCAGCGATGCCGTCCGTCAGTCCAGCGACACGCGCGGCGGTATTTTCCTCCGCCGATATGATGCCGTCGCCGTTGGTGTCTACTTGGCGGATCAGCTGATCGATTACGTCATTTGACGCAATCGGCGAGAGCGCTGAGCGCACTTGCTGAGCTGTTAGCGTCTTAGTGCGCAAGTCCTGCATCTGATTGCGCAGCACTGTTGTTAGACGTGCGTCAGTCGGCATTCCTGCAATAACGACGCTTTCCAGCTTGTTGATTACATTGTCGTTATTAAGGTCTGCGCCTGCAAAGATGCCGCGAATAGCATCATTCGTGGCGATGCCTTTTAGCCCAGTTTGCAGCTCGCTGAGCGTAAGCAGCCCATCAACGTTTTTGTCTAGCTCGCCGAACGCTGGCAGCAGTGCATCTGTGATCCCTTGGGCCAGCCCACCGACACGCGCGGCTGTCAGCTCTTCGGCGCTTATGATCCCGTCGCCGTTTTTATCTACGCGCTTAATTAGCTGGGCAATATCCTCATCTGACGCAATTGGGGATAGCGCTTGCTTAACCTGCGCAGCCGTTAGAGTCTTGCTGCCCAGCGCGTCCATTTTGTTCTTCAGGACTGTGGTTAACACGGCGTCATTGGGCATCTCAGCGATGACGATGCTTTCGAGCTTATTGATCACGCCGTCATTATTGAGGTCCATGCCGTGCATCATCGCGCGCAGCGTTTCGTCTGTCGCAATGCCGCCAAGACCTGCTTTCAATTCTGCGAACGTCAGCAATCCGTCAACGTTGCTGTCTAGGTCGCTAAACGATTTAGACAGCGTTGACGTGATGCCGACACGCAGGTCACTGATAGAGGCATTGGTTAATTCCTGCTTGCTAATCAGGCCATCGCCGTTTTTATCGACCGCGCCGATCAATGCCCGCAACTCGGAATCAGTCGCTTTGCCAGCCAGCCCAGCTTTTAGCTCATCAAATGACAGCAGGCCATCAAGCGACGTATCAAGCGCGCCAAAGTCGGCAGATAAGCCGCTCAGCAGGCTATCAAAGCCGCCATTCCAGCCGCTTAGAAGAGCTGTGGTCTGGCCGTCGATGATGCCCTTGAACTCCTCAGCAAGGAACTGCTCGGGCGTTAGCTGGTCGGGCAGTTTTTCGAGCATGCCGGTAACGCGGTCAATCGTGCTGACCGTCTGCTCGCCGCTCGCGCTCCAGCCTTTCTGGGCTTCGATAAAGCGATCCGCGTACTGCGTGATGCTGCCAAGCGCTGCTTGATCGCCAGACAGAGCTTTAGCGTATTGCTCATCAAAAGCCGCTGATGCTGCTGCAAGCTGATCGCCAGGAGTGCCGAGGCCTGCGTCGGTACCGCGTAGGTTATCGACCCACTTGTCGATGCTGACGCCGAAAGACGCAAGTTGCTGCTGTGCACGCTGCCATGCGCTGGCCTCTTGTTCAATAGCACGAATGCGCTCTTGCTGGGCACGCTCTGCTTCCCGCTGGGCCTCTTTCTCATCCTCGATAGCCCAGATTCGCTTTTGAGTCGCGACAAGACCCGCTTCCTGCCAGCCTTGAATCTCTTTCAGCGCATCGATTTCTAGCTGACGTAGTGCGCCAGTATCGCCCTGTGCTTGAAGCAGCTGTCTGTTGAGCTGACCTTGCATGCGCAGTGCTTCTGACGCCGTATCAGCAGCGCTACCGGTGTCCTCGATGGCGGGCGTTAGTTGAGCAAACGCGCTCTCTAGTCTGAGCAACTCCACCTGCGCGGCGCGCCCTGCTTCAGTGCTTGTGTCTTGGGCCAGTACCAGTTCACGGAATTGCGCCGCATTTTCCGGCATGGCAAAGCCCAGCGCGGCAAACGCAGCGGTTACGTCATCCGTTTTTTGCGCAGTGCGTTCAGCTTCCGTGTAGTAGTTCTGGTAAAAGCTCGAATACATGGATTCGAGGCTTTGAACACCGCCCGCCATGGCGGCCATACCGTTAGCGACTTCATAGGAGTAGCCGCCGGTGGCGTTAAACTGGACACCAAGACGTTCAGACGCACCGGTTAGCAGGTCGTGTGCCTGCCGGGCGTTTTGCGCCTGAGCAATAATCTCCTCTGTGCTGCCGCTCAAGGTGCGAGCGAATGCGCCAAAGTCGCCGGACATCGCGCCGAAAGCGGCTTTTGTGCGATCCCCTAACTGCTCAGTAATGCCCGCCGCGTCGCTCGATTTTATGCGCATCTGCTGGATGGCATAGGTCATGGCTTCAACGTCTTTCGGGCTGAGCGCAGCCATCATGTCATCTGTTGCAGCGATTACTTCTAAATACTGGCGAGCATTATCGAAACTACCAAACGTCTCCTCTAATCTGTTCGTATTGCCACCGTGGAAACCGATATTCCCAAACGCCCCGGTCGCGCTAACGCCATGCTGGACGTCTTCAAAAATCGTGCGCGGATCCTGATTCGTGGTCATCAGGTCGAAGCTAGGGCCGCGTGATTTGCCACCGAAAAGGCCGGAAATTGCTTTCGTGATGCCGCCGCCTAGCAATGAATCAATGGCTAAGCCACCGGCAATCCAGGGCATCGCAGTGCTAATGCCAGCGGCAATGCTGCTTGCTAATCCGGCCTGCGCCACGCCGCCAGTGGTCGCCATGCCGTACAGACTGCCGGCCGATTGCGTTGCAGCTGCCCCCATAAAGCCGCCGCTTAGGGCGGTGCCGCTTGCTGCGGCTGGAGTGCTCAATCCCAATAGCGTCTTACCACCGCTAATTAGACTGCCTAGGCCGTCGCTCTTACCCATGCCTAGCAGCTGGCTAAAGCCGCCCTGCATTGGGCCGCTAGTACCCATACCCAGGCGCAAGCGAATTTCGTTTTTCCCCGCCGCTACGATCATCTCAGCGATTAGGGTTTCGAATGCATCACCAATGTTGTCAAACGAATCGAACGAGCCTTTGACGATATCTACTAAGGCATCATCGACCGAGTTACCGAAGCGCTCCCACTCGCGCGACATGTCCTTGGTTTCATCGGCGGTTTTCTTGGATAGTTCATCAGTATCCCGCTGCACTGCCTGAAACGACTCTTGCAACAGCCCCATCGCCTGCATGTACTGCTGGGTATTCATGCGGCCAGAGGCTAGGGCTAGGTTAAGGGCGCCCAAGTCCTGCGCATACTGACGAGCCTCGCGGCGATTCGGCTTGATGCGGTCTAGGAGGGATTCGTAGGCGTCGGCCAGGGTGTAGGTTTTGTCGGCTGCGTCTTCTGCGCTTTCTCCGTACTCATTGATTGCCCGAGTAGCTGCTTCGCTGGACCCGGAGATGAGTTCAAGTGCTTTTTCTAGCGCCATTTGCTGTGTGCGCATTTTCTCCACTTCTTCAGTGGAGTTCTGATTGGCGCGCGTATAGACCTCAACGGTGTCACCTAAATTTCTAAGGTCTGCACCTAGCGTACTGTGGGCGCGCGAAGATCTTCGGGCTGTCTCATTTAATGCTTCTTGAGCCCCATCCATGCTGGCAAGCTCTAATGTTACGGCGGCAAGCTGGGTGCGAATGGACGTCTCACCCATGCTTTGAAGCGATGAGGCTAGCTCGTTAGCGCGAAACTCCATGTTCTCTGCGCGTTCTGCTGTTTTGTCTAGTCGGTTGGCTAAAGCCCCAAGGGCGACTGTTGCAAGAACTGCAGCCCCAACAGGCCCGCCAACTAAGGTTAGCGCGCCTGATGCAGCTCGAGATGCGGTGGCTAAAGCCGTGCTCGCACCAGTTGCCGCCGCTGCCGCAGCGGTATATCGGCCCATAGCTGCGGTTGCTGCCGTGTCAGCTCTAGCCTTGTCCAGACTGGCCAACGCTGCTGTTCGCTTAGCCGATGCCTCGGCTGTCTGCGCCTGAGTAAGCCTACCGCTAGCTAAGGCTAGCTGGTTAGTCGCGGCGGTTTCAGCTGTCTGCAGCTGAGCTATACGCGCCTGCACCTGCATGCGACCAGCCGCAGTCGTTTGGGATTGTAGTCGCTGTGCAGCCAAGGTTCGCTCAGCTGCGAGTGTTGATTGAAGCGATTGGACACGCTGAAGGTCTTGCGCTATTGCGGCAGCATTTTGCGAAGCTCGCTGTGCGGCGATATTTGCCCGCGCTGCGGCCGAGCTCTGCTCTGCAGCAACTGATCGAGCCATCGTGGCGGTACGGCTAGCTTCAACAGCCTGATTTTCGGCAAGAGCTAACGTTTGGGCGCGCGTTACGGCCATGCTATGAATGGTGGCAGCAGTTCCCGCAGCCATTGCGCTCACAAATCGAGCTGTCATAACTCCAGCCGCTAAGGTGGCGGCATCGGCAAGATTGTCAAAGTTATCCGCTAGCAGTCTGACGCCATCACCAAGCGCATCTACTGTTGAGGTTATTTCACCGCTGTACTCTGCGATAATCTGAGAGGTAGATGATGAAATAATGGTTTCCAAGTCGGCAAACTCGCCACGAAGCGCGACCAACTGGTCGATCTCTACTTCTGACAGCGCCACCCCTAGACGCTCAGCCTCGTTAGCAACCTCTCTAAATCCAGCGCCGTTATCCTGCAACAGAGGAATAAGGCGAGTGGCGTCTGACGCTAATGACTCCATGTAGAACGTGGTTTCAGAAGCGGTTAGATTAGTTTGCTCTAGTGCGTTATAGATAGCCTGTAACGCTTCTGGGCCAGCCATGCGAGCCAGGGCATCAGCAGTTAGCCCTACCTTTGGTGCGATATTCTCAAAGAAGTCGGCAAATTCGCCCTGTCCTGTTTGCAGAAAATCCCCAACGCGGTCTTTTACATCCAGCATGATTTGAGCAAGTTGCTCTTGCTCGATACCGAAGGCGCGGCTAGCCATCGTCATTTTCTGAAAGGTGACCACATCGGCACCCGCCAAGCGGCTGAGGTTTTTGATCTCCCTTGCGGCATCCGATGACTGCCTGGCCATTAGGCCTAAAGCCGCCGCGCTTCCAGCAAGAGCACCGCTTGCACGCATAATCGTGTTACGCATTCGGTCGGCTTCAAGACCCACGTTGCTTACGCTGGACGCCGCTTCGTCGCCAGCCCTGTCAGTCAGCTCTAACCGATTCTGGAAGCGCTTTAGTTGCTGTTCAGCGCCTGTGCTATCAATCGCAATATGTAGCGTGCTGTTGTATGACATAAGCTTTCCTTCATGGCTCGGCAGGCGAGGGCGGGTAAAATTTAGGCATAAAAAAACCGCCACTGAGGGCGGTTTTAATTTTATTTATTTGTCTTTACATGGATTTACAAAACTTTGAACAAGACAAATATTGTGATTAGAAAAATGATAAATCCACCTATCGCTTTCCCTATATTGTCTGCGTTTTGGTTTCGTTTCTCAGTATCTTGAATAATTTTTTGGGTATTTGCTTCTACCTCGGCAGTAAGTGCGTCACTTTCTTGAGCGTACATCTCAAAAAAGCGCGCTTGCTCCTCAATAGTCATGCCTGCCGTATGCTGTTCGACCAAAATATCTTGCTGATCCAGTGAAAATTGATGGGCATTTTCGCCGCGATTAACAGCTTCAATTAATTCTTCGTGGTTTTTCTTAACAAGCTCCCTTACAGCTTGCCTACTGATAGATCGATCACTCATCCCCTTATCCCCATTAGTCACCTAATTTCACCTAATCCTAGCGCGTATTAGGGATAGAGGGTAGGGCGGGTGCATTGGAGCATTTTCCAATAGCGCATAAAAAGCCCGCCTAAGAGGCGGGTTTTTAGTGGCTGTCTCTCAGCAGAGTGCTTGGGCTCTTTGGATGATAGGGGTTATGGAGATTCGCGTCCCAGGAATATCTGGATTCCAGCGCCAAATAGAATTGATGCTCGTATAGCCTAGCTGGCTAGCCGTTCCATTGAGCTGGTATTCAAACTCGCCACGCACAAACACCAAAGCTCCTGCTTCACGGCACTCAATGCGGCCCTCGTCAACAGTGAATGGCCAGTTTTCCCCGAATTCGTCTTTTGTTACTAGTTCGCCAGCCAATATTTCATCCTCGCTATTCTTTACTTCTTGCTGATTGGCTTGCATTGCCTCTGGATTAACCATGTAGGCCACAAAGCCAAACACGACCAAAAATAAAAGCAACCCAACTCCAGTCTTGGCAATATTCTTAATCATCCTTCCCCCTTGTTATAGCTCAGCCAGCTTCTCATGTATCTTTCTCGCCTTGGACAAGCATGCTTTGGCCTCAGAGGCACTTACGGGGCGATTAAGGTGATAATCGGCTCTTATCCGGTCGCTAAAAAGCGTATCCATGGCGCGACCGATTGCTTGGTGCTTGTTCAGGAAGCCATTTATTACCTTAGTATGAGTGTTGCCCACTCCTGACAAGCTGAGCCTTTTATATTCATCCTGGGCCGGATGAAAAACCGAGTAATAAGAGCGGCCAATTGATGTTCTGTAGGCGACTTCGGTGTCGTTCTCTGAGTAAAGCTTATAAGCAAAATCAAGGATGTCTGACGACTGCATGGTTTACTCCGCCGGAACTGGGTTAATCACTATGCTGCTTACCACTTCAGGCGGTATTCCCGTGTAGTCGATATCGCAAAGATCCCAAAGTATGTCACCGAAGTCATCTGGATCTGCTGCAATCTCCAGTCGAAGTACAATCTTTTCTGGCTGCTCATCGTCTACGCACTGGTCAATCACAAGCGGACGCCGCTTGTCAGCCATGTATTTCTCAACATTTTTTAAAGACCGCGTGAAGAATTCCTGAATATCACGATCCTTCAAGCCGAGACGGTGAGCCCTATCAAGAGCTTCGTTAGCTAATTCCTGACCATTAACCATCATTATTTCTTCATCCTTGGCGTCTCTTATCTCGCGGGCCAGATTGAATGCACAAATTCCGGTGGCTATATAAATTCCAAAAGCCCGCTCTGACGCAGTTGTCACCCCGCCATTATCAACGGCGTAGCGGATAGCCTCATTAGCCACTTGAAACTCCAAAGCAGCCTTGGCGGCGCCCGCATACCTTAGTGCTGATGAAGGCCCGTATCCGCCTGATGCGCGCAACCACTTGCGCGCATCGTCGAATTTACCCCATATGCCGTAAAGGTATGCGTAGTCGATTGATTTTTCATACTCGTCTTTTAGCTTGGATATCTCTTTCTCAAGACGCATTAGTTTGTACGGATGAATTTCTTCATCGAGATCAATAATCTGCTGAAACCAAGCACTCACATGCTCGGATATAGGCTTAGGCCTAGGCAATTTTTCGCTCCCCAGCGATGAAATATATTTCCTCAGGATAGCGCGGATTAGGTCTAAGGGGTAGGGGAGAGTTGAGCGGGGTTTGGTGGGCTATTTAACCACTTCAAGTCCTTTGGTTTTCGCTGTTAAGCGCGCCTGGGTCTGATCAAATCCTTCTCCTGTATCCATGGAGACCATGAGCACATCCATCATCGAGTGCCCGTTTTTCTCCCTGTAGAAGTCCGATGCAGTGCTCATAGCCTCAACAGCTAGCATAGTTATGGCTTTATGGACTGCCTTTGTGTGCGGCCTATCCTTGAGCCATTCAAGATCGACGAAGTCCTCAGAAGCGCCCTGAAACCCAAAATGCTCAGCAATACTCACAGTCCAGTCTGAGCCGTGAAGGAATACATCGCCAGCATCAATCGAAGCATCCGCCCTGTCGGGCACAGCCCTGCGCTCCTCTATAGGGGCAAGAAGTATTTCAAGTACGTCACCAAGCTTGTGGGAAAGCCCATCCATTTCTAGCGCCTTGGATAAAGTAGCAGACAGCTTTGCTATGCTGATCGAAGCCGTAACAGGACTTTTACCATCACACAGCCAGTCAATCACGCTGTTTGTGTCTTCGAGGCAAAGGTTCATGCGGCCACTCCTTTCTTAGGCGGATAAAGCAAAGCTAGCTGCCCTTTGCCATCAACCATCTGAGAACAGCGCGCCTCGAAGTCTCTTAGGCTGGTGGAGGTATTGGCAATCAGCGTGACTTTAGAAATTTGGTCAGCCAGAGTGATAGATCCGCCTTCCGTTAGCCACTGATGAAGCTTGTCACCATTGCGCTTTCGAGAGTCGATCTCTGTAATCACATCGGCGGGCATAACCGCCTCATACACCCAGCGCCGAGTTAGCTTTCCGTAGATAGCTGGCGTTCCGCGAGAGTGCCCTAGGTAACGGGTATTGGTTATACGGGCCAGGGCGAGGTAATAGTCATCGCCAAATCGTAGCTCCCATTGGTTAGCGGCTGGCAGGACGAATGCCGAAAGCAGGTTTTCATGCTGACGAAATGTAGCGCCTTGTTCAATCAGGTGCTTGATATGCCGGTCGCAACGAACTGCAAAATCAACAGATAGCCAGCGCGCAAAAAAGACAGCTAAATCAGGATGTATCCAAGTTCCACCATTTCGGCCTCGCGCCGTGCGGACTAAATTACCAGATTCTCTGGTATTTAATTGGCGCGTGACAGCGGCCATGTAATCTTTGGTCTCGGGAAGGGCTAGCCAGTCATTGGGGCGCTTTCCGAAGTGCTTAGACGCTTCAGTGGCATTAATCCAGCCATCTTCAGTGAACGGAAAGGAATTGTCTTCGAAGTTCAGAGGAATAATATTGCTCATTTTGAATGCCTTCTATGGTGATAAGTCCACGTTCACACGGGTACAGGCAGCCCACAGAGCTTCGGCACTAACTGCCGACCCCGTAGACTTATCCCGTAGAACTCTGTGTTGGCGTCGTGTGAAGGACGCATACAAAAAAGCCGCCTGATTAGGCGGCTTGGTGTTGCTGTTTTGATTGGTGTAGTTCGCGGTAGGCGTCGTCCATCGCATCAATCACCGCTAGCAGCTCTTCGTCTTCACACGCCCAGCCAAGACGATCCGATAAATAAAGCATCTTGGTTGGCGGTATTTGAGCAATGCCACCCATGGATGCTGGGCGTTCACGGCAGCACAGCGAGAAAACCCGCATCCAGAAGTTAGTGCGGGCATCCGTTTCAGGCGGCTCGGGTTCTACGCCCAAAAAGATGCAGTCGTTGGTGTATTCTTTGACTGCATCTTCAAAGCTTACTCCTGGGCGGTGGAACTGCGCTTGCCAGCGGATGAGGTGGCTGGCTTTTTTGCCTCCTTCTCCACGTACTCTTGCTCAAAGCGAGCCATCTGGCGGGATTTTCGGCGAATCTCATTGAATAGCGGTTCGTCGTTCATCAGTAGCGTGGTGGCGTTCTCGATGCTGTAAGGCACGGTGCTGCCGTCTGCGGCTTCCATCTCTTCCCAATCGCGCAACACGCCCTCAGCCCATTCGCGGGCCGTGGCGCGTAGGCGCTCAAGAATCGGCACATCGCCATCCGGGTACTTCTTGTTCAGCTCTTTAGAGATGCGCTCGCTAGCTTCCAGATGAACAGTATTTCCGCTCTTGGCGATTTTGAAGCGACCGCCCTCAAAATCAGCCCATTCACCATCAGTGATCTTTGCTTGGTCGAAACGATTAAATTGATAAGCCATGATTACTACCTCTATCCGTTATGGGTGATTGTCCGTAATAAAAGAGGCCTCCCAGCCACGGACAAACAGCGGGGAGGCCAAAGCGGTTAGGGGGCGGGTACGGTGCGATCCACTTGCATCATGACGCCGTTGGCATCGCGGGCTGCGGTGATAGCAAGCTGCTGATCCAGGATGGTATCGAGACCGCCGCCAGGAAGGCTGCCAGACAGGAACAGTCGCGGCAGTGACTTCACGTAAGAGTAATCACCTTCGGAGAGTGTGAACCCCAGTGATACCGGCTCACTCAACAAGCCTTTACGCCAAAGCGCCATGGCTGCCGTAGAGTAGCGGAAGGTCACGTTGCCGGTAATGTCGAAGCTGCCGGGCTGGTGATGCTGGTAAAGGCTGCCAACGCATTGATCAGATTGGAAAGTGCCGTTGATCGTTACGTCGAACGCCTTCATGCACATGCCTGTAATCGGCGCGCCGTCCACCAGGATGGTGTGCATGTTGTTCGACGCATCCATGATGATCGTGTCTTCTGGCTCGTCGAAGGTGTCACCGGTCGGGTCGTACTCATCATCATGACCACGCGCCATGATGGTGACTTCGCCCGTCACCTTTTCGCCAGAGTTGGCAGTGATTTGCAGCTGACTTTCTGACGCATCGGACAGCAGTACATGAATATCTTCATCCATGTACGACTTGAGATAGTCCCAGCGCGTATCAGTGGTGCCGTTGGTGAGCGTGTCGGTCGTCCAAGTGCTACGCAGCACAGAGGACATGATCGAATCGAAATTGGCCGCGCTGAACTCAAACGAAACGCCTCCATTCGGGTTGATCATGATCGTCTTTTGATCACCGCGTGTTGCGTCGTCTCGAATTTCGTCAGAACGAACCGTGTCGTTTTCAACTGTGAGTGAGTCGCCGGTTGTGCGCAGAACCTGCCATGGGTCGCTTGACCCAGCCGGGCGGCGCGCAATGCGGACGCGAGAGCCACTTGCCATAGTTAATTACCTCGTGGTGGTGGAACAAAAAAACCGCCACGAAGGCGGTTGGTTGGTGCGGGGTAGGAGTGGGTTATCGGTTTTGCCAGAACTGAATGCGCCGATAGGCGTCTAGCACTTGGCCGTATCGGGCAAATAAGGCAGCGTTGCTCCGCATCTGCTCGGCGTGCATTTGCTTTTCTTCCGCATGCAATGCCTGCATTTCAGCCAATATTGATTTTTGCGCTTCAAGAAAATCAGCGTTTCGCTTTTGCTGCGCAGCTAGCCGCCGCTGAATACTGATCAGGATCCAGAAGTTAGCGCCTGCGCTTATAGCCAGCGCCACGGCGGCAAAGATCATTCCGGTAATCTCCATAATCACTCCATTAGTCAGCGTCGAAGTCGACAACAACGTTTCGGCGGTACCAGTCAGCCTCATCATCGACATTGACGACTGAGGCGGCTAGCGTGCTGATCTTCTGCTCCTGCCAATACTGGAAGTGCTCAGCAATGGAGTCGGCTATTGCTAGCGTTTCCAGCGCTGGGTTTTTGATCGACGTGGTTGTGGAATCAAAGACCGGCTCGGGGTAGTAAATCTCTGCAGTGATAATGCCGGGGATGCGGCGGCAGGGCTGGCTACCTACGCCCGCCGTGAATGCCTTCGACCAGATGATGTTGAAGCGCACCCACGGTGCCTTGGTTGGGCCGTCGCGGGCAGCGGATACGCTCTCGGGAATAATGGCGCCGTTAATCCACACCGGAACATCGGCGCGCCCCGGCCATTGGCCCATATGCCTAGCGAGCGCCTTTTGAATATCTGTATAGGTCATTAGCCGCCACCATATTTAGAGCGCAGAGCAGAGGCTGCCGCTGCATAAACGCCTTCGCCAGCCTGTTGCGACCAACCATCCTCGATGCGCTGCGCATAAGGTAGGTTTTGCTGTATGTATACGATGGTAAAAGGCGCATTCTCTGTCAGCAGTTTACGCACCTCGCGGTCATAGACCTGCTGATCAATGCTGCCCTTCGGCGCAGACGAGCCCGCTACAAGCTCAAAGGTCATGTCGCGGTCACCGATAGAGATGCGGTGGTTAGCCCGGTACGTGCCCTGATCAACTGGCGAGCCAAATTGGAGTAACTGCAGCGCCTCCGCTGCAATCTGATTGCGCAGCTTAAGGAACTTGTTTTCTATCTGGGGTATGAATGCCGATAACGGCATTGACCATCCGCCTCTAGCCATCACGACCCCCTTAGCGCCATTGTCCACGTAACGGATGCCGGATCTCGGCCGACGCTCTTAACCTTTAAGCCATTGATAACGTCATCGACCTCGGGTGCTGCGAGTTCGCCGGTAGGCTCGCCGTCAACGACTACCAATAGCTCGCTTTGAAGTACAGCCGATAGCTTTACGTCAGTGGCCAATATCTTTACACCATCGACCTCTTCGCGATTAAAGGAACCAAAAACGCCGCGACCTTTATAGCCGGTAGTCACAATAGGCGTTTCTCCGGTCTCCCAGTCATACTCACCCGCCGCAGTAGAGCGCACGCACTCAAAGGGCTTGATGGCGTCGGCTAGCTTGCCGTCGTAGGCTTTGGCCAGCTTGGAATTGAGCTTGTCTTGGATGTATCCCATCACAGATCCTCAAGGCTGGTAGTGGCCCCGCAGCCTCGGCAGAAAATACCGTCACGCAACACTAACCAAAGGTCATTGCCGCACGTACTGCATTGGTAGGTTTCCGCATCAGCCGGAAAGAAATTGCCGCTGAACTCGCCTTTGGATAGGCTACATGACGGGCACTCTAGGTTGCCGTGAGTATCGACAGGAGCGACAGCAAACCATTCATGCTGGCAGGCTAGACACTTGGCCTGCCCGCTGTTGTGGGGTCTATGGTCATCAAGACTGATTACTTTACCCATGTCATAACCTCGACAGAATGCGGACGCTAGAGCCAAAGGGGTTAAGCCAGGGGCGCAGCAGGTCGCGGATATAAAGCATATCGCCAGCCACAGCGCGGGCGCCGTCCTGATACTCCTCTTCGACCTCTACGCCTTCCGCTTTCACGCGCTCGCGCTTTAGATCCCCGCCTGAATCCGCATACAGCGTGCCAGCCGCTGCCATCTTGGCCAGATAAGCGCCTGCTCGGGTAATGCGCTCGTCGTCAACGTCGACTGGGATTCCTTTAGCCGTGAGCCAGTCGTTGGCTTGCAAAACCGCCAGCGGCTTGGCGGCTTCCTCGGCCCAGTCAGAGCCAAGAATCGTATCCACGTCTCCAACTGTCACATAGATAGTCATTTCGCTAGCTCCAGCTAATCGATGCGATGTTGCCGTTAAAGCCTTGCTTCACTGGCATGGGGAAAAGATGGGTTAATCGCTCAATGTCGCCGCGATCCATGCGTAGCTCTGGCAAATCGGCCGGCGTCTTGCGGACAATCACGCTCACGTTGTAGCCATAGGTTTTAACCATGGCTTGCGAGCAATCAAAGCCCGCCAGGATCAAGCTGTAGAGCAGCAGGCCTGCATTCCATAGCGTGAGGTGCCCGCCTACGATGTTCGGCTTCATGGGCGGCACGGTGACCGCCAGGATGCCGTCATCACTCAAGTCGGCGTAACACTTGCGCAGGAACTTACCCGGGTCGGGTTGATGCTCAAGCACATAGCTAGCCCAAATGGCGTCAAACTGGCCTACATCGGCCTCGCAGTAGTCGCCAATGATATCGGCCTCGCCTGTGTAAGCGATTGTGGTTACCTGCTTGCCAGCCTCGCGCATTACGCGGGCATGCTCGCCAGCACCAGAGCCAACGTCCAGCACGGTCGAGAAATCCATGCTCATCAACTTGTTAAAGGCTATCTCGGCATTCATTCATCACCGCCATGCTCAGCTTTGCTTAACTCGTCATATCGCTGTTCAAGGGTGGCGTCTTTGCTGCGTGAGCCAGGGCGCTTGCCGCTAAGCCGCTCGATCTCATCTAGCAGGAAGTCACGGCGGGATGGCTCGCTATCGTCCTGAGGCTCGCTTGCATCACCTAGGCTTTCAAAGCCTTCGCCGGTTAGCAGGTGGTCGATAATGAACGCTGCGCACTGTTCGGCCTCGCTGACCAGCCATTGCCCGTATGCCACGCGAGCGAAGTAGGCGCGGCGATCATCTAGGCTAGGCAGTTCCTCGCCAGACAGCTCAGCATAGGCGGCTGATAGGTCGCACACGACCGGAATGCCTGCCAAAAGAGCCTCATGGCCTGCGTTGCTGTTGTAGGTGACCACCAGCCGTGCGCCTTCAAGCGCTTCATTTAGCGTTCCTTGGTCGCGCTCGACGCCTTTCAGCTCAACGCCGCCACGCGGATGCGGGCGGTAGAGAATGTTATCAGCGCCGTAATGCTCGACCTGCTCTTTCAGCCATGCCTCGTGATTCACGCCAGCATGGGCAGCATCACCGGGCATTTGCCCAATGAGCAAAATATAACCCTTGGCATCGCCACCTTTTGCGGCAATTTCGAGACCAAGGGAATCAAAGCGGTCTGTTGGGCAGGGAAAAGGCGGCAACCGGTTAAGATTGCCAATGCCTACTTGCCAATGACCGCTATGGATTTCATCGCGGTTATTCACCCGATGCAGGTAGCCCCAATCGACTACCAGCGCCGGTTGATCGTAGGCCGCCACAATGCGACGACCTGCACGCATACCGCCCACCACCAGGAAATCACACGGCTCAATCTCGCCGCGCCAATAGCGCGGGTTGCGCATTTCAATGCGGTGACCCATGGCAGACAGAGCCCCGGCCAGTGCCGTTGCCAGCACTGACTGAGAGTAGATAAGAACTCGCATGATTTACCCCGAGAATGGTTTAGGAGCCAGAGCCAGAAGCGGACGCAGAACCGGAGCCAGAAGCATCGGCAGTGCTGATCAAGAAACCGGCAGTGTTCTTGTTGCTGGTGGCGTACTTGGTCCAGTTGGAGCCGGTACCGATGGCCGAGAGGTTCGGGTTTTCAGAGCCAGTCCAGCTATAGCCCATCAGGCCAACGTTAAACGTGCCCTCGGCGCGGAAGCCCATCGCCAAGTTCTCTTGGTTATCGATAGGGTAGGAGCGGAAGCCAGGCGCCTGAGATTCGGTGATGCTCACTGAGCCAGCCTGCAAGCCGAAGATGGTATCGGCAGGGCACATGTCGGTTACTAGGACCGGCTTGCCCATGGTGCCGGGCTGCCCGCCGTAGATCACCACATCAGTCTCACCGTAGATCTTGTCGGTGATGGATTGATCGACCAGATCAAAGTAGGTAGCGGAGTCCATGACCCAAATCGCCACACGACCAAAGCGGTCACCCAGTGTGCGCAGGCCGCGAGTCAGCACCTTCTTGCCGTCGACAGCGAAGGAGCCCGCTACGGACATATCGCTATTGGCGCTGATTGATCCTTCCAGGGCTGCCATGGCGTACTCGACACGACCGACCATAACGGCGTCAGCGTAGTCTTGACCGACCAGCATGGAGAACTCTTCGGGAGAGCGTGCGCGGCGCTTGAACGCTTCTTCAGTGGTTTCGTAAGGGCCGTACTTGAACGGCACCTTAATGTCGATCATCTCGTCAGAGCCGATCTTGGAGCCGGTCACGGTAGCGGTGGAGTTGACGTTACGGTGCGCGATAGAGCCACCGATTTTGTAGAAGGCGCGCTTGCGCATATCACCTTCGATCAGCTCAGAGTCGAGGACAATAGCGCCTTGGGAGGCAGTATTGAACACCTCGAATACTTCCTGAATGCGCTCCAGGTAAGCAGTCTGAGCCAGATCGTTGTAGATGATCATGTCAGAGTTAACAGTCGTTGCCATGGTTATAAATCCTTAAGCAGGGAGTCGTAGATAGGCTTGCTGGCCGTGCTTCTGGATGTAGGCGTGCTTCTGTTCAGCAGACATTGCAGAGCGCTTCTGCCCGCCGCCTTTGCCATCATTGCCAGGTGCTTGGCTGCCTTTCGGAGTAGGGAACCAGTGAGACGCACTATCGCGCATTGATTCCAGCCAGGTTTCAGGTGTTAGCGGCTTACCATTGGCATCAAGCCCAGCCGCTTCGGTCGGCACGACATTGCCTTCATCATCGACTTCAAACAGTTCTTTAGCGCGATACACCGCGTCAGTAACGGCAGTATCGACAACGCCCACCTTTGATGCGGCGCTGCGGATCTCGTCACTCAATACACGGGAGCGGAATTTGCCAGCAAACGTCTTGGCGGCCTCAGCCTCTTGCTGTGCCTGTGTGAGCTTGCTTTCAAAGTCCGAACGCATGCGCTCAGTGCGCTGATTAATAACTTCATCCATCTTGCCTTCAGCGATCAGCTTTGACTCTTCGTCTTGCTCTAGGCGGGAAAGCATTTCGCGGGTTTTTTCAGGATCAATGCCGTCATATTGCTTTTGCATCTCGCGTAGCTGACGGTCGCGATCCTTCTTCTCGCTGCGCTCTTTCTCTAGGGCTGACTTCAAGCCTGCTGGGTCTTCGTAACCATCAAGGTCTAAACGGAACTTACCGCCTTCGGCCTCAACGTACTGGTCACGCACTGTTTCAGGGATGTTGTCTAATGTGTCGACTTCAAAGGGTAATGCCATGAGATCAAACCTCTCGTTTGATTCGCCCGTCTCGGGCTGGTGGAAGCTGCCCGGCGTCTCACCGGAAAGCGGAAACAAAAAAAGCCGCCCGTAGGCAGCCAGATAAAGAAAACCCCGCTCGATGGCGGGGCTTGGTGAAGTGGTGATGCTTAGGTGCTAAAAAGCCCGCTCAGCGGCGGGCTCTAGTTTTTTTGGCGGCAATCTATATCAAGCTAACCAGGGATTTCCTGCTGGTAGCCCGTAAAGCGGCGTAATTCGTCACGCCATATCTCCATGGGATGGCTAGGCTTAGGATCAATATCAAGCGCAGCGGCTTCAGTGGCAAATTCAGCAAAACAGAAACCTTGCTCAATCAGCTTCTGCGTGATCTGAAGCTTCATTGGCATTTCGCCTTTGGCCATTTCATGCATCTCGTCATCATGGATATCAAATCTAACGATAGACACTATGCGCTCCTTTTTTATGCCTGCCCTAGCCACGCTATCAGCATATCACTCAAGCGCACCTAGTCGAATCTGTATGGCTAGACTCAACTCCCAATTCATTCGCATGATGATCAGGTCGTGAAAGGTAGCAATGCCCGCTTGTTGCCGCTGGAAGCATTGCCACCATGTGAGAAATTGTGCGTCGCAGGGTGTCATGCGGTTAGCATAACCTATGCGGCGTCAGCGAACAGCCTTTCAAACGTTTCACGGTCGCGGGCTCGAAGCTCGGCAATCGTCAGCTCTCCGCCAAGCGGGTCGCTGAACCGCTCAATTTTGTAGCCGCCTTTTTTGTAAAGCTGATAGCGCGTAGGGCCAAGCCATTCACGCTGCAAGCTAGCGGGCTGCCGTGCAAACCATTGCGGCCATTTAGTGCTTGCAGACACTTGGCCAATCATGTCGTCGGGACGCTGATCTTTAGGTATCTGGCTAACCGGCTTAAACGCTTTCACATAGGGCCGCTGGCCCATGATGTTAGCGCCGAAAGAGGGCGCCTGAACGGTACGGCATCGATAATGATAGGGCGGCCTAGGGTGATTGGTGCCCACCTTGTGGCGACGGCCATCGATGCCAGCGCAGTATTTGGTAACCCTAAAATCGATTGTGGCCACGTCAACCACTTCCTCGACGCCGAGCGCTTCATAAGTATTTTCGTACGCAACATTACTGACATGCCCGCGACTGGTGCGAACAAGGTTATCAATCTCGTTGCGCGTCCAGTTAAGCGCACCGTCCTTGTACTTGAGCGCTTTGGTGCCGCGTAGCGCTCGAATGATCTGCTGATTCGTCTGCCCGTTACTAATGCCTTGTCTGACCTGGCTGTAAACAATGTTACGGGTACGCCTTGGCACCTCATCAAACATATCTTCAACCATCTGGCCTAGCACTGGTTGCTGCATCGCAGATTCATACACGGCAGCAGCAGCGGGGGCGGCGGCTACCGCACCTGTAACGGCATCGGCAACCAAGCTGCGGGCAAAGCCAGCCTCATAACCGGCCAGCTCTTCTAGCGATTTAGCGTTCTCGGCAGTGACAGACTTTGCGAGCGATTCAGCCCACTTGTCTATCAGGTTGCGCAAGCCTTTCAAGCGGTCGGTCGTGTATCGACCACGACTGAATGCGGCCAGCTCAGCAGGCGTTAGGTTATCCAGGCGCTCAGCCAGCTTGGCGGCTAGCTCTGCCGCCAGCTCATCAAACTCGGCCACCATACGGTTAACTTGAGCGCTACTAGCACGGTGCAGCCATACCGTGTGCGTGGTGATAGCCTCGACCACGACTTCTTGGGCAATGCGCCGTGATTCGCGGTCGTTTGGCATTATGCATCCTCTAAGTCTGGCAGGCCGTCGCCGCCCTCGCGTAATGACTCAAGTTGAACGTCGGTTAATTCAGTCAGTCCGATTTTACGCAGTGCGTCATAAAGCACAGGCCGGGGCGCTTCGCCAGCCATCACGATATTGGCGACGATTTGCAGCATTGCTGAATCCACCTCGTCAGGCGTGAATTGCGGCACCACCTTAAACGTCACTAAATCGGGATTAATCCCCATCCAGTAAGCGACGTATTTAAGCGCCTGCTCCACAGCCTCAGCGCCCGTAACGCATGTAGAGTAGAGCGCGCTGTGCTGGTCGCTTTGCCGCGCCTTGCGCGCCTCGCCTGACTCATCAGAGCCTGCATCGATCACCTTGGCGCCTGATTCAGCAGCGGCGTTGCGCTGGTCTTGCATGGCCTCGCGCAGCTTCTCAATACCTGCGCCGGTGAACTCCAGGTAACCGGCCTGGGCATCCTTGGGCAGCATCCAGGCCGCCATCGGGCCAGTGACGCGGATATCGTCATCCTTATCCATGCCGCTGATCCAGGGCTGAGGGTGGCTCGTGTAATGTAAAGCTGCGAAGTAGTCCGCTGACAGCTGGTAATACTTCAACGCCGCCTTAGCCATTGTTTGCAGCGGTATCTCGTCAACGTCTGCGTTGTTGTCTGTGCTGCCTGCGAATACGGCCGGGATAAATCCAAGCGATGTCTCTTGACTGCCGCCGACTAGACCGGGGTATTCCTCGTCCTCGATAGCGGTGCCCGCTTCATTCAGCAGGCGTACACGGTAACGACCATCGACCAAATCCAGTACGCGGTAAGCATCTTCGTACTGCGGGTCAAACTCGTCGCTGGATTCTTTCAGCCGCTGCTCTTTGAATACTACCAGTGTTAAATCCTGACGCCCGCCAGTGTCCCGGGTCATCCAGTTGATAGCCGTCTCGGCGGTATACGTCGCGATGTAGGGGCTGCCTTCGTCGTCAAACTCAACCAGTAGCGGCTTGCGGCCTTTAGTGAGCAGGGCAGAGACAATGCGTAGGTAAAGCTGTTTGAGCCCGAAACCGTCGCTGGTAGCTTCATGCTCCAGCGTCTTCATGCGCTCCGGCAGTACAATCTCTGGCTCTTGGCGTGAAACAAGGCCCACCATCGTGCGCAGTGAGTCTTTCACCCATAGCGGATACTCTGCGCGACGCTTGTAGGCTTCGTAGAGCTGCTTAGCCTGATCAGCCGTTAACGGGCTGTTATCCGTTGCCGCTAGAGACTCGGCCTCAATCATGCCGCTGGTCTTGGGCAGGTAGGTAACGCCACCGCCGGAAATGGCACGCGGCCCGATAAGGGCGTCTTCCATTTCCTGCCATTCTTCGAGCATGGCGGCGTACTGTTCGTTTTGCGATGTGACCGCCATTATCCGAGGCCTCCTATGCGTTTCATGCCCGCCTTGGCGCGCTTATTCATTACGCGATAGCGCAACGTGTCGTAGTCGTGATCTTCTGCCGTGGTATCGATGTCATCGGGGTTTCGTTGATCCCTCGGCAATACCGGCAGATGAGCAATAATCTTGATGCAGTGCTCCATGAAGTAGAGCCCGGGGCTTTCTGGCTGGTCTTTAGCGGCCTCTTTTAAGCGCGTGCGGATCATCTCAAGGCCATTAACCCTAGAGCCGGGCTTCTTGTCTGATTCCGTCCAGCGCACGCCTTCGGCTTCCATCTTCTTGGCTACCGAGTCGCTTCCTGACTCATTGACGTTGCTAATCTGGTTGTCAGCAGGCCCGGGCTTGATGTTGGCAGGCAGCCATTCGCCAGCTGTCAGGGAAGACTCGCGCTCTTTGATGCCCTTGGCGATTTCAGGTGCGGAAAGCTTTAGCCCCTCATTCGGGCCTTTGGCTCCGTACCATTCATGGCAAACGACAATAGAGCCCTTGGGCGGGCAGAATATTGATCCATCTGGAAGCGCCACTTCACTGCCATCGCTCTCTGCAAACCAAAGTACCGAGAATGGGTGCGATGAACCCCAGTCAAAGCCACGGTCAACGTACCAAGTCGAAGGCACCTTGAAGCGGGGCGTAACATGGCGATTGGCATTCCATACGTCATCAAAGGCACCGCCTGAAACAATATTCCAATCACCGTCCTTCATTGCCTTTACCAGGGCTGGATTGCCAAGCCCTTCAAGGCGGTCAATATAATCGGGGTCGTTGTTCAGCAGAGTAGGATTGTCATCAAGGCGTGCCGGGATGTACTGCCTTAGCATGCCGCCTTCGGGTTTGGCGGTTTTGTGCATTTCCATTGGCTTGGCAGCATCGACAAAAGCATGCTTCACCCAGTTATGCCCAACGCCGCCCGGGTTGGTGCCTGAAATAGCGCGAGGTAGCATGCCCTTGTATTTCTCGGGAACCTCAAGCGCGCCCAGGCGAAGGCGTCCACGTAGGTAGCGATAAATACTTTCTGTGAAGTGGGTTAGCTCATCCACCAGTAGGACGTGTATCTCTGCCCCTTGGTACTTGAACTTGTCTTTCTCATGCTGGCAGTGGGCTAGGAAGATGCGCGACCCGTTCCAGAACTCAATGTAATGCTTGGAGCCGTTGTACTTTGCCCATCCCGTTTTCAGCCATGGCGATAGCATCTCAAAGAAGCCGCCCGGCCCATACAGGTGGTTCTTTTCAAGGTCGTCAGATAGGCGGCGGAAGATGTAGACCATCAGCCCGGGGATTTCAGCGCACCAGATAACCGCAGCGACGCGCATCAGGTGTGACTTACCACCACCAGCAGCGCCGCCATACAGTATTTCAGTGGCGATTGAGTCGAAGGCTTCCCCTTGTCGCTTATGCAGCTTCACATCAAGGGAGGCGTCTTCGCTCATTATTCTCTCGTTATGTTGATTACCGGTGCAGTGGTTTTTATCGTGCCCGAGTGCTCATGCTTTTCAGTCCACATAGCCAGGTGCTTACCAATAAGCTCAAGCGGGCCTTTCTTGTCAGCCAGCTTCACCTTGTGGACGTATTCGATTTCGGGCTCTTCGCCATCAGAGGTAGGCAGAAACTTAGTTACTACTTCGATGCTCTGGATGGCCGCTGCGGTGTCGTCATCTAGGTCGTGGATGCTCTTTAGCTGGCCGCCCGGAGTGAATAGCTTACGAATGTCAGAGAAGCCCATACGTACAAGCTGGGCGATAACCTCTTTAGCGGTCACCTCAGCATCTTGCGAGCGATTCTGTAGCCGCTCCTGAATCAAATTTCCGATGTCAACATTTGTCAGCAATCGCTGACCTTGCGATCTTGCCGTCTTCTCGCTGTACCCGGCTCGTATGGCCGCCTGCGTAGCATTGAAGTCGACAGTGTACTCATCAACAAAACGAGACTGCCGAGCTGTCAGCGCGACAGCCTCCGGGGCAGTCTTCTTCGTCATGGGGAATCTCCGTAAATCAATTTAAGATGCGACGCCACCAGCTGCGAATATCGCGCTTTACCAACTCATACCCTTTAGAGCGGCACTCATCGCACGGCTGCATCATTCCATTATGAAGCCACAGCACGGCGCTATTGGTTCTGCATACCGGGCAGCTGTAGTCGTGGGTCGCGACCATGAGGCTGTCGTGAATCCAGACATTCACATCTTTTGGAGTCACGCCATCAGGGTAATTCGGAAGGCCTTCACCATTGCAGTGATGAATGTGCTGCATAATCATTACCTTGATTAACTAGGCTGGGTTACTGTCATCCAATACAAAAAGGCTAGCGATGGCGCCAACAGTAAATCTGACAACATGAAAACAACGTCAGAGAATTCAGGCATCACTATCTCCTCAGTCAATACACATTAGAGAGCGCCCGTGACGGAACGCTCTTTGATATGTATCTACGCCTCAAAACGTCATAATGAAGCGCCATTCTGCTTCATGCTCACCGATGGCGTCTGTGGTGGTAGTAGCCTGATAGCGCGAAGACAACAATAATCCAGCGCAGCCGTAGCCACGCTGAAAGGCGTCTACTTAGTGTCAGCTTCGCGATAGAGACTTGCCTGTGTGCGTGTTCGCTCACTTTGCACCTCTCTCCATGCAGAAATGCCTTTATCTGCCGTGCGTGCCCCCACGTATCCACCAACACCAATTGTCATGATGTCCCATAGCCGCTCTGGCAAATCCAATTGCAGGCCGACGCCAAACATCGCCCCCAGGTATGGAGCCAACAGGTAGTTGTTCGCGATGATGGCCACGATCACGATCATAAGCAGGGGACGCCAGTTGCGCTGCAGCCAGCTTTCACCCTGCGCTTCAGCGAGGATCACTTGCATCTGCGCTTTGACGATGCTGTTTTCAGATTCGATAAGCTGTGACTGGATCTCTTGCTTGAGGCGATTGGCTTCGTCTTTATCCGTGACCGCTTTGTCGATAACGCTGAATAGGGGGCCGATGAGCGAGTTAAGGGCTTTGCTAATCAGGTTCATTTCTTCGCACCCCTCACGCGATCAGCCGCCGCCATTAACAACAGGTCAATACTGCGAGGCCCAGCCCAACCGCACACACCAGCAATAGCCGCCGCTGGCCAACCGTCGAGACCGAAATATACGTTCACCCCTGCAGCCATAGTGATCATTACGACCAGCGCAGGCGCATCAAGCCACAAGCGGCGCGTAAAGAATCGCTCACGCTCGCCGCTCTTAACTTCGTGCGCGATTTTAGCGAGTAGACCCATAACGACTGCTACCGACGTGCCTAACGCCAGTAGCACCTCCTGTATTAGTCCTGTGTTTCGCCATGGCATTAGGCGGCCCCTGTGTCAATTTCGGTGTACCAGTGTCCATCCCACTCTTCGGGAGTGTCAGCCCACATGTCGTGTAGCCCGTCTCGGTATGTGCGCCAATCAAAACAGGGGCATCCGCGCGACTCATGCCCTGGAAAGCCGTTGTGGCCCATGATAAGCGCCTCGGGATAGCGCTCATGCAGCTCGGTCAGCAGTGCGTCCAGTGCCGCCCACTGCGCCGCCGTGAAATTATCTTCTGGCGTCTTGCCGTCATCTTTAACGCCACCAGCCATACAAACGCCGATGTTGCCGGTGTTGTGGCCACCAACGTGAGCGCCCGTCATGTTTTCGGGGCGGCCTGTCTCTACGGTGCCATCTCGGCGAATAACATAGTGGTAGCCAACGTCACGCCAACCGCGCGCCAGATGCCATTGGCGAATATCATCCACGCCAATATCCATGCTGGCTGTAGTGGCAGCACAGTGAATGGTGATATATCGCATGGATACCTCGGGAATAAAAAAGCCGCCAGGGGAAGGAGGGCGGCAAAATCGAAAGGGGAGAAACGAAAAAGCCCCGCCGGCAAGGGCGAGGCTTTAAAGTTTGGTGCTGATTAAGCGTAGCTGTCACAGCATGAATATTAATTTACGCTAACCACTCGGTTTTGGCAAACTTTTATGCAGCCTCAGTTATTAACTTTTGAGATAGCCATGCTCGTAGAGTTTGGCGTGCTTTAAAAGCGCAATCCTGCAGCGCCTTAACTGTGTGGAATGGGCGCACCGGAGTTGGCGGTTTGTAGATCTCCATCTCCTCTTTACTCATTGCCGACACTTCCTCACAAAGCTCTTTCAGCTCTTTTTCATCAGGCAGTGCGGTTTTTGCGCGAAACCCAATGCGACGGAGTAGTAGGTCTTGCCGCTCTACCATTTGCCGCGCCGTGACCATGAAGTCGCTATCACCCATCTTTTCGGGGCGGATGCGGGCGGCCTGAAGCAACATTGCAGCCGCTTGACGCTTCGGCAGCCTATCCAGTAGCGCGGCGCAGGCGCGATGCCATGCGCTCTCTGGGTGATACCGCATTGCGGCGATCATGGCTTGATCTGATCGCCCATCACCCGCCATAACTTCGCCCGCCATCGACGCAACGCTAAAGGGTTGGTATCCGATATTCTCGTGGCGCATATCAAGTTGTAGCTCAAGCATGGTATCGATGATGCGCTTAACTGCCGCGTCTCTTGCCACATCGCTACGCGCAGCAGCCTCTACAACCGCCCATGGATTAGATACGTTTAACCAATCGCCGTATGTCATGCCTTCACCTCGCTACGCAGCCATTCATGCAGACCGGGGCTTGCGGAAACCACTTTCAGCTCAGATTCTTTGCTTTCGCCAACAGTGGGGCCGAAAATCTCGAACATCACGCCGTGATCATCAGTAACCACGATCAGCTTCTCGCCTTTTCGCTCTAGCTCCTGAAAGCCATTCCATCGAGACTTTTCAATCCAGCCTTCCTTCATCACGCCGCCGATCTCAATGTCGTAGAAACGCTCTGTTCTGACTGTCGTCTTCATGCCGCCCCCTGTCGTTTTTCCTGAACCACCTCATCCCATACCGCTTTCACTGCGGCTTGCGTTGCGTGCGGGAATTTCTTTGCCCACTGTGCGTGTACGGCGACACGGCTCCCCTTAGGTGCTGTCAGCATCTGCCGTGCGACGAAACGAACCTCGCACTCACGCGCCCATTCGTGCCATTCGGGCGGGTAGCCGTTCTCGCCACCGAGCTTTCGACCATCCGGCCACTGCGTGGGGCGCTCTAGCTGAGCGTTTAAATGCTCACTATTTGCCGATTTGCTCATTTCTGAGCGGCTTAGTGCGCAATTCATCAGTAGCGACTCCCTGGCTGCCCTGGCTCGTTGCTACCACTGCACTGATTCCGATGGTCCGTAGCTTTAGGGCAACGCTTGTTGCCGCAGTCAGGGCATAGATTCATGCGCACGTAGCTCATTGGGTTGCTGCTCTTGGCGCGCTCTATCTCGTCGCACTTTGAACACCAGCAGTCTTGGCTCCAGTTGAATTGATTCATCGAGCCACCATCCTCATGCAGTAGAGCGCGCTGTGACCGGCTTCGCGGCATTCGTCCCAAATTGAGACGCTGATACAGATACCGAGGACCAGAAGTAGGGCGGCAATAACTGCCCATAGAGTTTTTCCCATCATGTCCACTCCGTTAGCGGTCGCTGCTCAAGCGGCATCCAGTCGATACCAGGGCGCAATAGCTGGCCCTGGTAGTTCTCGTAGTAGTGGCTGACGTTGACGGCCATCGGCTGGTCTGGGCATTGGCGGTTGGCGCACCCCAGGCGCGCCATGTAATTGACATGCCCGCAGGTGTGGCACTTGGTGACTACTGACGGCTCCAGCATGAATATCTGGTCGCTTTCGGCCTGCCATGCGGCGCGCTGTTCTGCGCTGACCGGCTCTCGATCCTCAAGCAGTGCCGCAAGGGTTTTAGATAGGCTCACGCATCCCCCCTGGCCATTAACTGGCGACCAAATTCAGCAATGCACACTGCGTCGGCTATGCCGTCGTGCGGAACGCGCTTCTTGCCGGGGGTCAGGTCTACGCCCGGGTAGGCGCGGCGAACGTGGTTAATGGCGGCGTCCTTGTCCTTCTTGGTGCCCTTGAGCACCTTTGCTTTCCATTCCTGCGGGCGGGTGATGCGCAGCGGATAACCTAGCGCCTGGATGACGCCAAGCAATACGCCGTAGTTTGTGCCGGAAGTGACCCCTGATTGCGCTGACTGACCAGGGCGAACCCCGAGCTTTTCAATGACAACCATGGTTGGCTCCACAAGGTGGATAAAGGCCATCAGCGCCTTAACGTCTATTTCTTTGCCGACTACAGGCATTACCGATGCGCGCGAATCCCCATCGGGTCGAATAACAGCAATGGCGCCTGAAAGGCCTGGGTCGATACCAATGATCATTGATTCATCTCCTTCGCTTCGATGAATGACAGCGCGTGCGTTAGCTGCTCAGCATCCGCACCGGTGAATTGCGACAAGCCAGCGCGCAGTGTTTGGCGTAGCCATTGCGGTTGCATCTGTTGCAGTTCTGGTGAGCGATGCACTTCGTCATGGCAAGCACGGCAAAGCGGCATGGTGAAGCTGTCCGGCGCGGTCAGCCCCTGGCCGGATAATCCCCAATGCAGGCCGATAACGTGGTGAGGGTCGCGACCTGGACCCTGGCAGTTGCAGCACGGCAGCGAGCGGACAAACGCGAGGTATGGCTCGCTACGCCAACGCTTGTCAGTGCTCTTCTTGCGCGTGGCTTTGCGCTTGATGGGCTTGCGACCCATGGGCGTCTTGGCGCGTAGGGGCGTTTTGCGGGCTAGGGCTGTGCGCTTCATGCCGCTGCCTCCCGATACTGCTCATAAACCGCCAGGGCTTTCTCACTCCATTGCACGCCGTTCTCGCTACCGTAGGCGTACATGATTTCGATCAGGTCGGAAAACTCCTTCTTGCGCATTTTGCTAGTGCGCATACCTAGCATCACAACGCCGCCGTCGATGCCGCGAGCTACCCGCTGGTGTTTCCTGAGAGCGCTGGTAAAAACGTCCTTCCAGTCTTCCGGCGCGGCCCATACCAGCTCACCGTCAACGACTAGCTGCACCTGGGTAGCCACATCGGAAAGCATCGGCCAAAGCTTTCGGTTTTGACTCAGAGTGCGAACGTCTTCTTGATGCCGCAGCACCACCTCGACAGGGGCGCGCTCAAGCCCCTTGCCGATAGCCTGGGTAACGCGAGCGATGGCGTACTGCATTTCTTGCAGGCTGCGAACCGCTATAACTAGCTCCTTACTCATGCCGACCTCTCTATGCTAAGAATCGCGCCAACCAGCCAAACCTGGGAGATGATGAAGCTCGCATCGCCCGCACCTTCAGCGAAGAGGGCGACAAGGAAATAAGCGAAGGCAAGTGCCAAGCAAAATGCTGTCTTCATAGCATCCCCCGCTTGCGTAGCATCGAACGGTGCTGCCAGACCGTGTTGAGGGCCAAGCCCCACTTGGCGGCCACGACCTTTCCTTTCGTCCTGGTCTTTAGGTCTGCAACATAATCAGCATTGCCGAGTATTGATGGACGGCTCTTGCCCCCAGGCAACGGCTCTAGCTCTGATAGCGGCGCGGTCATTGGTTTGTCGTATGCGGTTAGCTTCATTTGTCACCGTTCCCACTGGTTGCCCAGTAAAACAGCGCTAACAGCGCGGCGATGGTGATAAACATGCCTAGACCTATGCCTGCGAGTAATTGCCAGCTCATGCCGAAGCCCTCCACGCAAAGATGGCGGTCATCATCCAGTTAGCGGCCCTCATAACCCCCCCCCCGCGAAGCTCATATGCGCTGATATTTCCAAGCAGGTCGCTGCCGGTAGGAAAGATGCATTCTTTTTGGCGCAGTGAATTAACGGTGCGACTGCCGACCGACGTGCCATCGGGCAGGAAGAAGCGGCCATCGACAGTGGTTTGAATTTTCTGGCCAGTAGCTTTGATATGCTTGATTAGCCGCTGCTGGTGTTTTGTGAGCTTCATGCGCTTACCCCCTTATCAATCCATGCGCTAAATCGATCCATGAGGCTCGGCCTTGCCATGCGACGCACCTCGATAAGCCTTAGCCCGTAAGGCGCACCGTTATGTGTTAGCAGTATCTCTCCGGTAGAGGGGAAATAGCGGCTTGGCTGCCATCCTTTGCGCTCTAGCACCTTAATCTCACTTGCCGTAAGCACGTCTTTAGCGGGAATACTCATGAGAAAGACTCCTCATAGTGGCGCGGCGCTAGGTCTTCAAACCGCGCATTAGCAAGGCGCGAGGCAACCGTTATCGTGTCGGTGCGGCCCTCGCGCTGCTTGCCGATGATGATTTCGGCCAGCCCTTTGTTGTCGGGGTTGTCTTTGTTGTAAACCTCGTCGCGGTACAAAAAGAGGATCGTGTCGGCTTCCTGCTCAATGGCTGACGAGTCTTTGAGGTCGCCCATGTTGGGGCGCTTATTGGGGCGGTCTTCTAGCTTCCTATTGAGCTGAGATAGCAGCATCACAGGGCAGCCAAACTCTTTAGCAATGTTCTTAGCGCCGGTAACCACTTCTTCGATAGCGCGGTCATGGCGTGTGCCGTATTCGCCCTCTATGCGGACCTTGCCCAAGTAGTCGATCATGACCAGACCAATGGAGCCGTGCGTGTCATAGATTGCTTTCGCTTGAGCACGAATCTGGCTGATCGTGCGCGGGGTGTCGTCGTTGATGTACAGGTTGGAATTATCGACCTGCGTTAGGGGGAAAGAGAGGCGAGGCCAGTACTCGTCCATATCGTGGTTGCGAGGGTCGTACAGGGCGGCCAGCGGTATATCACCGATGCTCGAAATCAGGCGAATGAAGAGCGCTGGTCGCTTCATTTCCAGCGACTCAACTAGCACCGGAGTGTCAGCATTGAGTGCGGCGCGAAGGCAGTTCATCATAAACGCCGTCTTGCCCATCGAAGGCCTGCCGCCTACCACGACAAGCTCGTTAGGCTTCATGCCTAGCGTTGCTTCGTCCAGGTCTTTCAGGCCGTAAGGCAGGCCCATAGCATCTTCTTGATTGTTGAAACGGCGGTCGAGCGGGTCGACAAACTGCGGGCCAAGGTACTTGGCAGCACGCAAAAGCTGATCTTTACGGCCACGGCGCATAGATTCCAGGCGGCTAACCGTCTTGGTTATCAGCTCATCGGTATCGTCACCGCGCTCGGTGAACGATGCCTCTGCTTCGGGCATCATTGCCACTAAGCGGCGACGTTGAGCCAAGTCGGCAACAATCTCGGCGTAGGCGGTCGCGTTGGAAGCGCTCGGCGTATTGCGCGCCATCTCAGTCAGCGCAGTGAAGCCGCCAATGTCTTCAAGCACGCCGATGGATTCTAGGTGGTCTCCAATGGTCACCACGTCGACGCTTTCACCGTCTTTAGCCGCATTGATCAGCGCGCCCCACACTACGCGATGCTCGTAGTGATGCAGGTCTTCAGGGCGCACGATCTCGACTAGCTCAGGTATCAGGTCAGGCTGCAGGAACGCGGAGCCAATCACGGACGCTTCAGCGTCATAGCTAAACAGGTTCATGCGCGCCCCCGATAAGATTCCCAGTTGAACAACACGACAGGGCTGGTCTCGCGTAAGCGGTCTACAACACGCTCACCTAGCCATGCCTTGAGGTCTTCGCTCATGAGGTTGGTGATAATCACCGTGGGGCGGCATTCGTCGTAGCGGCGGCCTAATAGGGCATAGATCAGGTTCAGCTCGTTATCGGAGCCTTTGCCCACGCCGATTTCGTCCAGCACTAGCAGCGGGGTATCGGCAAACTCGGCCAGAATATCGGCTTCGGTTTCTCCATTGCCTGAGTAGGAAGCGCGAACACGCGAGAACAGCGCGGGGGCAGTCACGTAGCGGGCTTTTACGTTATGGGTGCGTGTGGCCACACGGATTAAACCAACGGCTAAGTGGGTCTTACCGGTACCCATGTTCCCCATCATGATCAAGCCGTCGCCGCTTTCCAGCTTCTCTCCAAGATGCTTGGCGTACTCGCATACCAGCTTGTGCGCAGCCTGCTGGCTGTCGGTCTCGCTGAGGTAGCTTTTCAACGTCGCGTTTTGCAGGCGACGCGGTACACCAGCAGCCTCAAGCATGGCTTGGGCTTGCAGGCGACGAAGTTCTTCCGGCTGGTCGCTGGCACGCTTGGCTTCATGTTCGGCAATGGCAGACTTGGAGCACTCAGGGCAGCCAGTCCAGCGCGGCTCACCCAGGTTCAGCAGCACTGACTCATAATCGCCGTGGGTTTCGCAGTGGGCTCGTTTCGTTTCGACCACGCCCATGATTGGGTTGGCAGTCATAGCGAATACGCTCCATCAGCGCGGCGTTGCAGGCCAGCGTCATTGGCGTTGGCTAGACCGGTGTGAACAGGGCGAGGCTTGCCAGGAAAGGCATGGACGTTGCTGCCGGTCTTAACTGGGAATACGCCAGTCCAGTCGTTAGCCACGGACTGATCAAGCACAGCGGCGAGGTCATTACCTTCCTGGCGTAGCTTGTCCAGTTTGGAAATAATCTTTTTGGCAGCCAGCTCGGTCAGCTTTGATTTCTTGCCTTTCCGGTGCTCTACGAAGTCTTTCCATTGCTCAGCAGGAAGCCATTCAGGAAGGCCGCTTTCCTGATTACTGGTATCCTGATTGGTATCCTGATTACTGGTATCCTGATTTGTCGGAGATTTTTCCGACCCAGCCTCGGAGATTTTTCCGACCTGGCTCGGAGATTTTTCCGACCCACCTCGGATTTTTTTCCGACCAGAGTCGCTCGGATATTTATCGGTACCGTCCTGCTTTTTATTCCAGGTTTTACCCTTTTCAGTCAGGCGAACAAGCGTGATGCTATTGGTGCTGGATAGCTCGATCACACCTTTGCCTTCCAGTGCTTTAAGCAGCCGATAAGCGGTATCTGGCTTGTCTGTCAGCAGCGGAAGCTCTTCGACGATCTTAGCCTTCGATAGGGCGAAGAAAACGCCTTCATCAGTGGTTACCGGCTTAGTCCAGGACGGGCACTCATATACGAAGGCGAACAGCATCGCTTGCTGGGCGTTCAGCTCCCATTCCAGCGCTTTAGCCTGATTAATGTTGACTGTGAATTGCATCAGGCTACCCCTTCCATAGAACTTGTATTCCAAAGGCTGGCAAGCCAGTTAATACCCTTGGCGGTGAATTTCGCGGTATTGAATGCGTGCTCGTTGGCAACGCCGGTCTTAACGACAAAACGGCCTGCGTCGATATGGTTCTGGTAGGGCATCCACTCGCCGCTTAACCGGTACATGATCTTGTGATCAGCCAGGAAGGCGCGTAGCTCGCGCTCGTTGGCTTTGAGTAGCTTGGCGACTTGGCGGAAGCCTTTGTTTCCGCTGTCGGCACTGACATAGCGTTCTACGAACTCGACAGAAGGGCGGGCCTGCTCGATTGCGGCTTGTTGTTGCTCAATGCGCTCGGCTTGGTCAGCAGCGAGGCGTAAGGCTTCGGCCATTGACTGCGGCACTTGGAAGGCGGGCTTGGCTGCACCTGTTTCAAGATCGAACCAGCGCTTGATAACGGCAGCGCGGCGCTTAACGTCATAGCCGGTTACTAGAACTTCGGTGTGATAGCGATCAAGCAGGAATTCAGCGGTGTAACCACGCGGGTCTTTGACGTCGACGACATGACGCAAATCTGCGTCATCCCCAATCTGCTCAATCATCGTGCGAATGTCGCGGATAACATCGCCATGGCGCTTACCAGTCAGCTCCGCAATTTCGCGGCTGCTCATGGTGGGCTTGCTGTTTTCGGCAATATGATTCATAGTTACCTCATCGTTAAGTATGTAAAAGCCCGCTCGCTCCCCAGCGATAAGCGGGCTTTTTGCGTTTAGTGCTTTACGATTGCCCTGATTTCATCAGGAGTTAACTTTCCCTCTTTCTGCATGCTCGCCAGAATTTCCGCACGACGCTTCTCCCGACGGTCACAGTCGGGTAGGCAGCCACGCTGAATCATTTTGTGGACGTTCTGATATGTGCATCCGAAGCGCTTAGCGACTGCTCTAGCGCCACCGCAATCATTGATGAGTTCTCGTAGGTTCAATGTGTCCACCATTTAAAACAACCAATAGTAGATATTCTGGATCATAATGGTAGATGTGTAAACAAATTGGTTGTTTTGTATGAATTGCAGGTGGTGGCTGGTCGCTTATAATCAACCAATCATTTGATTTATCAGGAAGTCACAATGGCGAAGCCAAAAGTCTCAGAGACGAGAGCTAAGCTGGTATGGGGCAGGATTTGGGAGTCGGCTCAGCGCTTTTATAAAGGAAGTGCAAAGCAGCACATTATTGCGACTGACAGCGATAAGACGCCTCAGTTAGTCTCAAAATGGCGCAATGGAAAGTCTATGCCTTCGCCGGAGACGCTAGAGCGCCTTGCGGATAAGTACTCCGTTTCTATCGCGTGGCTTTCTGGTCAGGATGTAGAAGCTCAGGAAGGAGAGTTTGATCGTTTTAGCGAGGCTTCTAGTCGAGCCTTCTCTATCTCAAGGGAAATTGCAGAGGAGGTTTTGCCAGAAGGAACTCATGACCAGTACTTTCATTTGGCAGAGAAGGCAATGGGGCTGGCCCTTGAAGGTAAGGACGATTCAGGCATTCGAGGCATTCTCTTTGAAGAGGCTCGCCGCATGAAGCGAGAAGGCTGAGGGTGCCTAGGGCGGGGTAGGGCGACACTTTTAACTAAAAGCAGATAATTGAAAACAGGGGTATACTGATGTCAGATAAAAAATCACCAGGGCAACAGCCGCGTGACAAATCACGTCCTCAGCAAGATCAACCGAGGCCTTCAAATGAGCAATTCAACGACCGCAGAGATGGACTCAACGAAATCATGCAGAGCCGACCAGCACCGAAGCCCAAGCCAGGCAAGTGAAGATCAGGACGCCGAGTATGATTTTCGCTTTTATGTAGTCAGGAATATTAGATACCACTCCAGGCGAGCATCTTTTTTTGGGTATTGGCATCGCTTGACTGCATTTGTGGGCGTTGTATTTGGCTCATCGGCAGCAATCTCTTTTTTTGCATCTGGAAGCCCTAAGATCGCTAGTGCGCTAGCTGCAGTAGTGGTGATATTTTCAGCGATAGACCTTGTGGTCGGAGCGGCGAGCAGAGAATCACTGCACAACGAATTGCGTCGTCGCTGGGTTGCTTTGCAACGCCGCTTCGAGTCAGACGGTTTGTCTCACGAGCTACAGATTGAGAAACGCTCTATAGAGATGGACGAACCGCCGGAGCTGCCTATTGTAGAGCTTCAGGCATATAACGATGCGTCCTTATCTATCCTTGGAAAGGAGGCGCACGAACACCTGATCACATTTAAGCTCTGGCAAAAGCTGCTCGGCCAAGTCATGTCTCTTGATACGACCAAGCTGCACAAAGAGGCTGATGATCGCCAAGCGGCTTCAACCTAGCCTCATTGCTGTCCAATAACCCGCCCGCGAGGCGGGTTTTTTGTGCCTGTGCACCGCATGCGGTGCAATTATTCTTAGGATTTATATTAACAAAGATTTCCATTACTCCCCTTGAGGGCGCCGTAGCCGCCCCCTGCATCTGCGACCCCTGTGAAATAATTTTATTTACCGTTTTGCTGATTGAGCAGACGGACAAGTTGTTTATACTGTTCATATATACAGTTTTTTAAGGGGGTAACCTATGACGAATTTCACAAAAATGAAACCGCCGCCGTTGATCGAGCCACAGCAAGAGCTGTTTTTGCGCGCTTTTGATAAGGCGAGGGCAAAATTTTCTAAAAGAAAATCTACTTTAAAATCATCAGTTAGCCACAACGGTTGATTAAATTAACTCAGTTATCAACCTTAATGGTTGACGTATCAATGTTCGGTTGTCTAATATCAACTCATCGGTTGATTAATTAGGCAGGGACATGAATCTTACCAAGCGCCAAACAGAGATAGTTGAGCTTCTAGCAAGTGGTTTAACCGCTGAGCAAGCAGCAGCCTCGCTATCTCGCGCAGTCCCTACTGTGCGCCGCCACATCCAGCTCGCTTATGAGCGCGTTGGTGCGCGGAATACAGCCCACCTGGTAGCAATTTCAATCTCCCGTGGATTTATCAAAGCCCTGTGTTTAGCACTAGCGATAACGCTGCTCACAGGCACAGACGATGCGATGCGCCGCAGTGGCAAGACTCGCATCGCCCGACGGGCGGATCAGGTTCAGATGATCGCCTAGTAGCAGCACGACCCGCACCACCGGGCAATGTGGACGCTCTTTAACATCGATATAGCCTAGCCGCCCGTAGTGGATTGGATCTGCGAGAGGTCGCTAGGAGTACGCCCACCTGAGGCTGTCGAAGTATCAGGTCATCTTACAGCGCCTTCATTGAGGGCGCTGATGGATGCAGGCGCATCACTCAACCAACTGCCCATCTTGGGAATAAGGGGAAGACCATGTTTGGAAAGCTATTTAGTAAGCGAATGAAAACCGCACAGCAGAACCTCAAGAACGTGGAGAACCGCGACTTGATGCAGGCCATTGTCGGTGGCTGCCTATTGATTGCCGCCGCTGATGGCGAGATCGAGAAGGAAGAAACGGACAAGCTTGATCAGCTCCTTCGCTCAAATCAGCGCCTACAAGGCTTTGGGGGCGAGATTACGCAGACCATCCAGCGATTTACCGACCAGCTTCAAGCCGGTTTCCAGGTGGGTCGCTTGCAGATCATGCGCGAGATTGGCGACATCGCCGATGACCGCGACCATGCCGAGGAGGTGCTGGTGAACATGATCACTATTGCCGGTGCCGATGGCGAGTTTGAAAAAGAGGAAGTCGTCGTCATCAAAGAGGTGGCCGGTAAGCTTGGCCTGAACCCAACTGACTACGGTCTGCCTGCATGATTAACGACATCAAGCGAGTGAGCGGTAAGGCGAAGCGCTACACCATCATTGGCTGTGCTGTCGCCATTATGTTTCTGCCTTCGTTCTTCATGGACTTCGCGCTGGCCGCCGTGATCATCGTCATGGCGCTGCTGAGTCGCGGGGAATAGCGGACGACCAGCCCGTTCACTGAGCGGGCATCGGGTAATGCGCTGCACGGAGCCTGCCGTCTATTTAAGGGAGTGTAGCCGTGATTACGGCGTGTTACCCGATGTTTCACGGATTAACAGGAGATCGGTATGGATGAAAAGCAACGGAATCAAAAAGAGCAGCAACTTTACGCGCTGCTAGAAGAGCTGGCAGGTGATAGCAACACGGTCGATCACGTTAAGCGTGAAATGCCTGAGAGTGACGATCCCATGCAAAAAATGATGCGGGATCACCTGATTCGCATGGGCCAGCTATTCAGCATCGAAGGCCATAGCGGGTTTTCAGCCAGTTATGCAGTCTCGGCGCTGGAAAAACTACTCCGGCACGAGCCGCTAGGCCCGCTTACCGGTGAGCCTAATGAGTGGGTAGAGCTTGGCTATGGCGACGATATGAAGGCTCAGAATAAACGTTGCGGGCACGTATTTATGCGCGCAGATGGGACAGCTTACGACAGCGAGGGCCGGATATTTCGAGAGCCTGACGGTTGTTGCTTTACCAGCGGAGATAGTCGAGTAGACATCACCTTCCCGTACACGCCGACCCGCGAATATGTGGACGTTCCAGCGGATCGGGATTGACTAGCCGCTAATCAACAGGAGGTGGGTATGGGTGAAAAAGAATGGGTAAGCAAAGCTAAGTCGCGGCTAGTTGAGTGCGGGTTCCCAGATAACCAATCAACACAAGATTACGCACAGTCTCTCCATGATGCAGCGGTAGTTGAAGTGGATGGATATGAAGACTGTCCTGAGGAAATAGTCGATCAGGAGCTGACGTATTACTGAGCAGCACGCGCCACCTGCGTAGTGGGGCCTAAAGCCTGCTGGTTCGGCTAAGAATAGAGCCAGCATCCAAATACCTCTTGCCCTGTCGGGACTCAGGGAAGCGCCAAGGGGGTATCTGGATGCTGAGCAGGCATCCACGCCAAAACCAAAAGCTCGGGCATAGCGTGAGCGGTAGAGGCGTGATCATGAAATCGCAGCACAACCGGAGTCTCGCGCAGCAAAAGCAGGGTCCGTGCTCGGTGGATTGATTGCCGTGCCACCAGGGCGTATCTGGTGGTCATCGGGGAGTGTTTTGCACGGAGGTAAAAGCTCTGCTTGGTACGCCGTAGCAGGCTAATCCCACACCCCAGAACACTCCCCGATGCTAATACCGGCATCGTCCGGCAGCATCACACTGGCATTGCCCGCTTCGGCGGGCTTTTTTGAACCCTTGCATTTTTTGCAATAGTTGGAATGTTGCCGCATTGGCTGCATTCCCGCGCTGCTTCCCTCATTAACCTGCACTGGCACTGCGACGAGTAACGAGGCAGCGCGCCTAATTCTATGAGAGGTGTTTATGAAAAATCTTGATACTCCGGATTCACCCATTTTTGAAACAAACGGTCGCGGCGAGCTTGAGCCTTCAAGCTTCGGCCTGACTAAGCGCGAGCGCGCCTGCATTGACCTACGCATCCCTGAAAGTGGCGATGCAGAGCTAGACGCGCTTATTGAGAAAGCTCGGCTGCAGGAGGTGGCGGCTAAGTTTGCTCAATCTTTACTGGCTCATGGCAACGGCGCTGACGACAACCTGATGAATGAAGCAATCGGCACGGCTGATGGTTTTCTCTACTGCCTGCGAGAGCGCACCGATGGCTAACCGACCCCTCGACAAAGAAGCGCTCGACAGCAAAGACCGAGCGGCGCAGCGGTGGCTCTATCGCCGCCGTATTGAATCGGATCACAAGCGCGCTGATTTGGCGTTACGGCGCGAATTGAAGGAGGTCTGGCAGATATGAGAGCTGGATTCATTCTGCGCGAGCAGCCCGACAGCAACATCATTCCACGCCCTGATCTGGGCGTTTTTTGTAGCCGAAACAAAGCCAAAAAAGCAGCACGGCATTTCGAGCTTCCCTTTGAGCTTATTTTCAAGGTGAAACGACATGATTCCCATCAAGCAGAATGACGTAACCCGCCTAGTGTCCCGCAATACCCGCGTTATTGACCTGCTGAGGATGTACGGGCGCATGCCTGTGTATCGCCGCCAGCCAGCGCGCCGAAGCGCCGAGGATAAGCCATCAAGCTATCAGGACGCTCAGAATAGCAAGCGTCGCGTGTCGTATGCAGAGCGTCTTTATGGGCTAAAGCCAGCGCATTTGCAGCTATGGGAGGCGTAGATCATGAATAGAGCCACCCCCGTAGAAACACGTAAAGCGCTTGAAATTGCCAACATCTACGCGAAGGCGGGCATCCCGTTTATCCCGATGCCAGTACTTAGCGAGGAGCAGCGGCAGGAAGCGATCCTTGAGGCCGCTCGAAGACTTGAGCAGGAGGTATGACATGGGCACAGCATTACGAGTACCCGATCAGAGCCGCGTGCTTTATCCGCAGTTCGATCCTGACCAGGAGCCAACGCCAGAGCAAGCCCTAGACGATGGCGAAGTGTGGGCTGCTGATGAGTTTGTGCAATGGATGCGCGCCGACGATCAAGAGCAAGAGCTGTACGACTACTTGATGCAAGAAGCTAACAGCATTGTCGTTCGTAGTTTGATCAAGGCGTGGAGCGAGAAGCGGCAGCGGGGTGAGTTATGAAAGAGCGCCCGATTTTATTCAACGCCGCCATGGTGCGCGCCATTCTCAACGGCCACAAAACGCAGACGCGGCGAGCTATCAAGCTCAAGACCGGCGATACCTTCGATGAGCACGCACTCAGCGCAGCCATTCAAGAATGGCGCCCCATGTACGACGAGGTGGCTCAAAAAGTCGTTGGCAAAACAGCAGCCCTAATTCGCTGCCCCTACGGCCAGCCCGGTGACCGACTCTGGGTGCGTGAGACATTTCAAGGCCCGCTTGTTGACCAGGAGGAGATGGAGAAAGACCCGACATACTTCAAGGATATGGGGCGCTATAAAAACCCCGAGCACTGCGCCTATCGCGCAAGTGGCGATTCTTGCGAATACGTAGACCAGGACGGCGACCTAATCCAGCGCTGGAAGCCCTCAATCCACATGCCCCGCTGGGCCTCTCGCATCACGCTAGAGATCGTCAGCGTTCGCGTTGAGCGGCTGCTAAGCATCAGTGATGAGGATGCTATAGCCGAAGGCTGCTACACCAACGATGAATATAGCGACATGGCCGGTGAAGCCGATGTATGGCCCTGCCAAATCTGCGACGGCTATCAGGTGCATGAGCAAGGCAGTTTGGCGGGCGCATCTGAGGTTGATTGCCATAGCTGTGACTCACCAAAAAAGCGATTCAATCAGTTATGGCAGTCGATTAATGGCTTTGATCGCCGGGACGCTAACCCATGGGTATGGGTCGTTGAGTTTCGGAGGGTCGACCAATGAGCAACTGGCGAGTAACCGGCCAAGCGGGCTGGGATGAAAGCAGCGGTGATGCGGTTTACCACGTCACTAAGGGAAGCAAGAGCCTGAATAAAGGCGATCACGACGAGCTGGAGGCGCTTTTGCGGGACACGCAGGAGCGCCATGAAAGCGCCAAACGGATGGCGGCAGCCTTGTCAGACCTGACTGTGTCAATGGCGAAGGATTGCCAAGACGGCATGACCGAGCTTAGCGATTCATTCTGTGAGGCCCGCCAAGCGCTAAGCGATTGGCGAGCGCTGAACAAATAAAAGCCCGCTCCTGGGCAAACAGGTAGCGGGCCAGATCAACGTCGAGATAGATCAATGAGGAGATTATCACAGTGGCCGAAAATGACATAGGCCCTGGGTACTACCAGGGCATACCGAACGAGGATTACCACAAGGGGCCGGGTATATCGAAGTCTCAGCTCGACCTGATTAATAAATCGCCCTCGCTTTTCCAGTGGTCAAAGACTGCGCCCGAAGATGAGGAGAAAAAGACGGCGCTGAATGTTGGCGATGCCTGCCATGCGCTGATTTTGGAGCCGCACCGATTCGATGCTGAATATGCGATCGGGCCTGACGCGCCCAAGAATACGAAAGCGGGCAAGGAGAAGTGGGCGGCGTTTGAGGAAACGCTAGGCAGCCGGACAGTTCTTACGCACGCCGAAGGGCGCAAGGTCCATTTGATACGCGAGAGCGTTTTAGCTCATCCCCAGGCGCGCTGGCTGGTTGAGTCTGCTGGCGATGTTGAAGCAAGCATCTACTGGAATGACTCAATAACTGGCGAGCTATGCCGCTGCCGCCCAGACAAAGCCCTGCCTGATATGGGCTGGCTAATGGACTTAAAGACCACTGCCGACATGGGCAAGTTTTCGCGCTCGGTCTACGACTACCGCTATCACGTTCAAGACCCGTTTTATAGCGACGGATACCAAACGCATTTTGGGGAGCCGCCGCGTGCGTTCTTGTTCCTCGTAGTAAGCACGAGCATAGAGTGCGGTCGATATCCCGTTCGCCTTTTCACTCTCGACAGCGAGGCAAAAGACAAGGGGCGGTTCGCATATCAGCGAGATTTGCAGCTTTACCACGAGTGCCGACAGTCAGGAGATTGGCCCGGCATTGAGACATTACGGTTGCCGCATTGGGCGGTGTAGGAGGATTTATGGAAGGGCAAGTTCAGCAGGAATATCAAAACCCGTTTGTCAGTCAGCAGATGGGCCAGCACGTGAATCACGGCACTGTTCATATTGAGCAGAGCCGAGCGGTTACCGAAGCCCAAGGTAAGCTATTGCTGGCTAAGAAGTTCCCGCGTGATGAAGCTCTGGCGTACAGCAAGATCATGACAAGCTGTCAACGCCCTGCGCTGGCTGCCGTTGGCGAATACGCCTACCCGCGAGGAGGGCAAAAGGTTAGCGGCCCCTCTATACGCCTTGCCGAGGAGCTTGCGCGCTGTTGGGGGAACATCGACTACGGTATTCGCGAGCTATCCCGCCAGGAAGGCAATAGCGAAATGGAGGCCTACGCCTGGGACGTTGAAACAAACACGTACAGCAGCCAAAAGTTCACGGTTCGGCATATCCGCGACAAACGAGGCGGCGGCGTTGCGCTGACAGATGAGCGGGACATTTACGAGATCACCGCCAACATGGGTGGGCGCCGTTTGCGGGCGCGGTTGCTCGCCATACTACCACCTGACCTAGTAGACGCCGCTGTTAATCGCTGCCGTAAAACGCTAGCCGGTGATAACGAGGAGCCTGTTGCAGACCGGGTGCGGCGATCCGTTGAAGCCTTTGGCCGGTACGGCGTGAATGCGGGTCACCTTTCCACCTATCTAGGCAAAAGCCTTGATGACTGCTTGCCGGAGGATATAGCGAACCTTCAAGCCGTTTACAACAGCATTAAGGGCGGCCAAGCCCAAGCGTCGGACTTCTTTTCGATGCGAAGCCATGAGCCGGAAGCGGGCGATTTAAACGCAGAGATAAAGCAGGCGCAAACAGCGTAACTACCAACAGCCGCTAAATCAGGGGCTTTTTTAATACCTGGAGATAATCAAATGTCGGTCAACGAACAGTTCTCAGAAATGTTTGAGCCCGTTAAAAGCGGACGCGGCGACAGCGAAATGATGCGCGCTGTGCTTCTCGCCCAAGAGCATCATCAGGAGGTTCGCGATCAGCTGGAAAGCATATTGCCATGAAGGACAAGGGCATTCAGCTGGGTGATGACATTCAATTTGAAGCCGGTAGCGATAAGCACAAGGGTTTTTTGGTCGGCTTGCAAATCGCGCTGCACTTCATCGGCGATTTCCCGTTGCGGGTAGAAGAAGCCAGCAACGAAGAAGAGGACGATTAATATGTGGTTCAAAAACCTTCACGTCTACCGCCTGCATGCTGAGCAAGCGGCTGGAATTGAGCAGCTAGCCGAGCAGATGGCGTGCTATGCCGCCAAGCCGCTAGGCGATGCAGACGCCCGCCGCCTGGGCTGGACGGCACCCGCCGGCCGATTGGGCAATGGCCAGCTCGTTCACGAAATGCAGGGGCATCGGCTACTCTCCGCACTGCGCCAAGAGCGGCTTTTGCCTGCATCGGTCGTGAAAGAGGAAGTCGACGAGCAGGTAGCCGACATTGAGTCCAGCGAAGGCCGCAAGGTCACGCGCAAGGAAAAGACAGCGCTCAAGGAGCAGGCCACTGAGCAGCTAATGCCCCGCGCCTTCGTGCGCAGTCAGAAGATTGATCTTTGGTGGGATACGGAACGGCAGCTGATAGCCATCAACACCGGCAGCCGCACGCGCGCCGAGGAAGTGCTCGACCTGCTACGGGAAACGCTGGGCAGCTTGAAAGTGACGCCTCTGAGTAGTCAGGTGTTGCCGATTCGCGCCATGACGACGTGGCTGGGTGATCCGGCATCGCGGCCTGCTGATCTGCAGCTAGGCGATACCGTGGAGCTGAAAGCCAAGGGCGATGACGGCGTTGTTAAGGGGCGGCAAGTCGATCTCGACAGCGATGAAATGCAACAGCTCCTAGAAAGCGGGCGGCAGGCTAGCAAGCTGGCGTTGAGTATTGAGGGCCAACTTTCATTCGTCTTGCACGATGATTTGGCGCTGAAATCAATTCGCTTTGGCGACGCGCTAATTGAAGAAGCGGATATGACGGACGATGGAGACGACGCCCTGGCGCGGCTGGAAACAGACTTCGTGATTATGGCCGGATGCCTGCGAAACAGCGTTGCCCGCATTGTTGAATGGCTGGGCGGTGATGCTTACGCGCCGCCGGAAAAATTCGAGATGGAATTAACCGACTAGGCCCCAAGGGGCCTTTTTTAATGCAGGAGGGCTTATGGCTCGCAAATACCGCCGCTGGTCACGCGATGAGTACGACCGGCTGGAAACGCTCATCAACCAACGCTGGCGGTATGCCGATATAGCCGCCGATATGGGTAGAGAGATTTACAGCGTAATCGGCGCTGCCCAGCGTATCGGGCTTATGTCAAAAGAGCGTCAAGGCTGGCGTATGAGAAAAGACTGGGCAGAGGTCGACCGAACACTAACCGATTGCATTGAAGCAAAGATGATGACCGTACCACAAGCGCACGATTACATGGCCAGAATTGGCCAGCCTGTCGCAATGGGCGCGCTGTACCGACGACTAAAAACCATGCCGCTAGATGTTCAGCGGCGGGCAAAAGGAAATTCCGTTATGCGAATGACGGCGGCGTGCCATCGAGTGCATCGGCGCAACAAGAGCAAAACAACCTAACGCCCCGCTTGGGGCTTTTTACTATCTGGGAGGTGAGCATGACAGCACAAGCCCAAATCGTAGCTGATGATGCAGGAGAGTTTTTTGCCCCTGTATCATCAGACCTAGTAGATGGATTGATCGGTGAGTTCCACAAGAAAAAACGAGAGATAGAATCGCTCGCCGATGCAATGGACGACCCCACCCATGCATCGGTTCTGCATCATTTTATTGAAGGGAATCTGCCTGATCAGCGAAACACAATCCCTACATCCATTGAAAAACTGTTCAGCCCAGACGGGGCGGTTGCTCATCTCACTGCGGCTTATTGGGATCGTGCGCTACGCATGACCGATGTGATGGACTACATGCCGCAGAAGAGGCGTGATGAATGGCATGAACAGATCAAAAACCCGCTCGGCAGGAAGTCGACCACCTGGGATCACGAGACAAAGAAGCAGATTGAAAAGTGGCATGTACACCCACTGCCTGCGTTTGAGGAAGAGACGGTTCGCTCTACTCTACACGGCCTGCTAATCAGCCGAATGCAGTTTTTGGCCGAACGTGTAGATGGCATTTTCCGCGCACTGAGTCGCACCCACGTAACGAACCGGCCTGAAGGATTCAGTAAGCGCATGATCCTACCGGGCGTGATCAGCAGCTTCGGCACCGTTGATTACAGAGCCAGCGGTTACATCAACGACCTGCGCTGTGTGATAGCAAAGTTCATGGGGCGCGATGAACCTCGCCATGGGGCGACAAACGCCGTTATTGGAGCTGCCAGTCAGTTCAATGGCCAGTGGCAGGGCGTGGACGGCAACGCGCTACGTATTCGTATTTATAACGGTGTCGGTACCGCGCATATTGAAGTGCATCCCGAAATGGCGTGGCGTCTCAACGCGATATTGGCGCACCTCTATCCAGCGGCGATACCATCAGAGAGCCGGACGCGACCCAAGCGCCCACGCAAGATCAAAGACTTTGAGCTTTTTGATCGTCCACTACCGTTCGCGGTGCTTTCGATTTTATCCAGCATGAAGGAGGCGAGCCGACGTGTCGAGAATCCTGGCTTCAACCAGCCGAAGTATCGACCAGTAGCCAACACTCGCCAATTCAATTTCGACATCCAGAGAGCCGATAAGCATGCGCTGAATGAAGCCGTGAAGATCATTCAGGTGATCGGCGGTGTACGTGCCAGTAATGAACTGGGAGATCACTGGGCATTCGGCTACGACCCTAGCGACGTGCTTGATCAGATCATCTGTACGGGCTGCATACCCGACCAGAAGAGCCACCAGTTCTACCCAACCCCTGAGTCGCTGGCTAAGAGAGTGATTGAGCTTGCCAGCGAGGATGCGACACCGAAAATGCATTGGCTTGAGCCAAGCGCAGGCACCGGCGGGTTGGCTGATCATGTGCCGGAAGATGCTTTTTTGGAATGCTATGAGGTCAGCAAGCTGCACTGCGAGGTTCTGAAAGCCAAGGGATATACGCAGGCAGGTCGACGAGCAATCACTTGCCTCGATTTCCTTCAGTTGGCGAATGACTATCGCGGAGGTGGCTATAACCGAGTAGTCATGAACCCACCGTTTGATCAAGGCCGCTGGCTGGCACACATCGAAGCGGCTGCATCGGTTACCGCAAAGAACGCCCGCATCGTTGCCGTGCTACCAGAGGGTGCGGCAAAGCGGTTACAGCTACCAGGGTTCGCGCTGCAATGGCATGGACCGTATAGCAACGAGTTCGCTGGCACGTCGATCAGCGTCGTTATCGTAGTAGCAGATAAACAATGAAACCCACCACCAAGCAGTGCCCACGCTGCCGCTGCACCCGCCTACGCCTGTTCCCGTCAATGAACTACAAGCAGTGCGATAACTGCCTGCACCGCTTCGACTGGCACTTAGCCGAGGGTCAGCGCCCGCTAGTAGGCCCGAGCGCAGACCGCTACATCATTACCGGAGATAAACCATGATCGCTATTCATAGAGGCACAAACGCAGCGCTCTCCCAAGTATGCCGCCGTGCTGCCGTTAATCAGTTGATTAGTCGCAACGACGACCTTGAAGCCGAGAAGTACGCGCTCATTGAAGAGAACGAAGCTTTGGCAGCAGAGAATGCCAAGCTACGCCTTGAAGCCCAGGCTCACGCACAAGAGGCGCGCACGCAGCGCTCAACCGTGCATGAGATTTATCAGATCGTCAGCGGCGGCAAAGGCGAGCCAGGAGATTGGAATGGCGCCGAGCCTGTGCGTAAGGCGTTTGAAGCGCTGCAAGCAGATAACGCCGAGCTGCGTCGGCAGCTAGTCTCAATGAGGGCTGCATGATGAGCATGCACAAAAAGCCATTAACTGATTTAGAGCATCGTGGGCTGCATGCTCACTGTCTGCCTATCGACCAGCCTAGCCAGCTATCAGACGCTTTCCGTGCCGGGGTAGCGTGGGCAGGCAAGGATATAGAGTCTTTTAAAAGCGAGCTTGAAGCTAAGGTTCGACAAAACGTTCAGCTAATGCAAGAGCGTGACGCATACCGCGCAGCAGAGGAAGTGCAGATAGCGCTGCGGGAGAAGGTGCAGGGTGAGCGGGATGCGCTGGCAAATAGCTTTTGCGCTCTGCAGGATGCAGCCACAGACCTTATCCATGCTTCAAATGAAAATGAAGCAGGCGATGCTATAGAAAGTATCGGAGGCTGCGGAGAGAAAGAGGCACGGCAATTATCTAGCTATCGAATACTTATAGCTCAGGCGGAAGCGTTGGAGCATAGAGCGGACTGCATAATGGCTGAAGCTGGTTACCTTGAGAATTTTCGCCGTGAGGTTGCCGGGATACTTCGCAGCGATGCCAAGGATAAACGACAGCAGGCCGAGGCGCTGAAATGACCAGCCACCAGCCAAAGGCTTCAATGTGCATAGCGTGCCGCCACACCTTCGATGACTGCAGCGGATTACCGTTTTCCACCATGCCCGCAATGGCCAAATCAGACGATGCAATCATCGTGCGCTGCACGGAGTTTGAGCATGCTAACCGACCTCCCCAGCGCCCGCCGCATAGTCGCCCTGGCAGTGCGTAGGCGCATACCCGATACGCCGTACTGGCGATTATCGACCAGATTATTCAAAGACTACCGCCGCCAATAAGCGGTTTTTTTATGCGAGGTTTTTATGACTATCACAGCATATGACGACCAGTTTGCAGAATGCACGCCGGAAGAGGAGGAGGCGTTTAAAGCCATTGAGGCGCGGCAGTCCGAGCAGACTCAAAGCATTATCGCATCAAGCCCGCTTAACGACTCTGACGAAGTGACTATTCAGTCATTCCTCGCCGACTTCAATACGCATCCTAATCCATGCGAGTTTGAGGCGACTGGTGTTAACGGATATTTCCAGTGGTGGCGGGCGAGGCGCGCCGCGATCCGCGACGGCAAAATCCCGGGCGTTGAGATTAAGCGGGGTGATATATGAGTGAGCAGCGAGAGCGGTTTGAAGCGTGGGCAGTTAAGCCGCCGCGCGAGTGGTGTGTGATTCGTCAGGGTGAGCGAAATATATGGCCCGATCAATACTGTGACTATCACGTACAGTGCGCATGGGAGTCATGGCAAGTCGCCCTGCCTTGGACGAATGTTGAGGATGGATTGCCAGATAATGGAGAGTCCGTTGTAGCTAGCGACGGAGAGACCAGCGCCTGCGGAATGTATGTGGAGCCTAACTGGTATGACCTAGAGCTTACCGATAGGGCTGGGGATAATTATCCGCTTGAAGGCGTCAAGCGCTGGATGCCGCTACCGGAGTAATTTATGACTGACCAGGAATTGCTAGAGCGCGCGGCGCGAGCTGGAGGCTGCACTCACACAATGTCCCGGCCTTCTGGTTTTTACATGCGGGAGCGAAGAGGTCAGGAGTGGGTTTCTTTTAATCCGATCAATGATGATGGCGACGCATTTAGGCTGATGATTGCGCTTAGGCTTTCCGTAAGTTACAGCGATCCCGAGGAGAATGGTGATTTTGTGGGCGTGTATACCAACAGCGGCTATAGCCTCGCGCGTGAGTCCGGGGTTGATAGCGCTGCCACGCGCCGCGCCATCGTGCGCGCTGCTGCAGCTTTACCGGAGGGCTTATGACAGAGCGAAAACACCTCGGCCAGATGATGCTGGCCAACTGCCCAGTATGCGGCGGCAACGTGGCGATGGCGTGGATCAATGACGGCGAGACGCTGGACGAGCGAAAGCACATGGTCGGCGACTGGCACTTGCGCGGTTTGTCGATTAGTAAAGTCGAGCGATACGAAGGCGATCCAATGCCGCCGCCGTGTGCTGAGCGAGAAACGCATCGATAACAGCCGCCACCAGGGCGGCTTTTTTACGAATGGAGGTGGCAATGGCTGAGTGCAAAGAATGCGGCATACCGCTGATGCCTGATGAGGAGTACTACCTTGAGGATCGCTGCGAGTGTTGTGAGCGAATGTGGCATGAGCGGATAAGCGATTGGCGGGAAGGCCACCACGACCCAGGGCTAGACGCCGGGGAGTTCGAAGCTATGCCAAGGATTCATTAACAGCCGCCCACGAGGCGGTTTCTTTTGCCTATATAAAGGAGGCATCAATGGATGACCTGATTTCAACTTCACAACTGCGCGAGCGTTACGGCCGGTCTACTCGCACTCTTAATCACTGGCAGCGAGAAAAGGGCTTTCCTGCACCGATCATGCGTGGCGGCCACGGCTCCGAATCCCGCTGGCGAGTACGTGACGTAATCGCCTGGGAGGAAAAGCGGGCAGCGGCATAA